AAAACAGGACCGGGAAGTAGATAATGCCAGTTGATAAAATGGATAGACGATATGGTAAACCAGTTCAAATAGGACTTGCAGGAGAGGGTGCTTTTGGAACTATGATATCTAACGGAATTAATAATGGAAGAATTACTGCAAAAGAAGGACGAGCATTATTACGATATAGAAAAATGTTAAGTAATAAAAAGAAAAAATAATGGCTTATAGATTATCAAGTAATAGACAACCTGGCATTAAAAAAGCTAATAAAGGAAAATCTAAAAAAAGCTCAAGAAAATGGCCTGCTACATGGCCTGAATTATGGAAAGCTTATAATAATAAAGTAGGAAAATTTGCAGATAAAATGGATAAAGTAATGAAAAAAGCTAAAAAGAAAAAATAATGGTAGAAGAAGTAATAAGTTTAGAGGAAGTACAAGTTGAACTTCCCGAAGAAGATATATTAGAAACGGGTGTTGAAATAAATCTTGAAGAAGAAGAATTTATAAATCCATTAGATACAGATCATTATTCTAATCTTGCAGAAAATATAGATAAACAAAAATTAGGTCGTATTGCTGCAGATTTATTTGATAAATATGAAAGTGATAGATCCAGTCGAAAAGATTGGGCAGATCAATATTCAAAAGGTTTACGCATGCTCGGTGTTATTACTGAAGATAGGTCAGACCCATTTCCAGGTGCATCGGGTGTTCATCATCCTTTAATGGCAGAAGCTGCTACGCAGTTTCAAGCAAGAGCCATTGCTGAGATGTTTCCTCCTGGCGGACCTGTAAAGACACAGATCATAGGAAAAGTAACTGACGAAAAACTAAAACAGGCAACAAGAGTCCAAGACTTTATGAATTATCAATTAACTCAAGAAATGCCCGAATACTTTAGTGAATTAGATCAGTTATTATTTTACCTTGCAGTGTCAGGGTCCGCTTTTAAAAAAGTTTATTATGATACTACTTTAGAAAGAGTGCGTTCATCTTTTATACCCGCAGAGGATTTTGTTATATCTTATGGAAGTAATGATTTAGAAACTTCTGAACGGTATACACAAGTCATGAAAATGACATCAAATGATTTACGAAAATATATAGCATCGGGTTTTTATAAAGAAATAAAAATTAATAGTGATACTAATGATGACGAAATTAATACAGTCGCTTCTACTATTCATAGATTAGAGGGAGTGTCTGATACATTAGCACAAAATACGCATACTGTTTTAGAAATACATTGTGATTATAATATAGAAGATGTAGATAATGAAAATGCAATAGCACTTCCTTATATTATTACTTTAGATAGTGCATCACAACAAGTATTAGCAATTAGAAGAAACTGGAAAGAAGATGATGAACGTAAGAAAAAAAGAATTTATTATGTACATTATAAATACTTACCAGGTTTAGGATTTTATGGCTTTGGTTTAATTCACATGATTGGCGGATTACAGCACGCTGCGACAGGAGCACTACGAGCTTTACTTGATTCAGCAGCATTCGCTAATTTAAATGGCGGATTTAAGGCAAAAGGAGCAAGAATAGAAGGGGGAGATATGACAGTTTCTCCAGGAGCATGGTTAGAAGTTGAAGCGTATGGAGATGACTTAAAAAAATCATTTATGCAACTTCCATTTAAAGAACCTTCTCCTACACTAATGCAACTTTTAGGAATTTTAACAGAAGCTGGAAGACGTTTTTCAAGTATAGCTGATGCTATGGTAGGTGACGCTGCAGGAACTTCACCAGTTGGAACGACTATAGCTCAAATAGAACAAGGAAGTAAGATATTTTCTGCTATCCATAAAAGAGTACATCATGCTCAAGGACATGAATTAAAATTAATAGGTGAATTAGACGGTGAATATCTTCCTAATGACTATCCATATGAAGTAATTGGCGATGAACTGTCTGTAAGAAGATCAGATTTTGATAATAGAATAGATATTATCCCTGTTTCTGACCCTAATATTTTTTCTCAAGCACAGAGAATAGCATTAGCACAAACTACACTTCAAATGGCTCAACAAGCACCTCAAATTATAGATATAAAAGAAGCATATAAAAGATTAATGTTAGCTTTAGCTTTACCTGATCCAGATTCTTTAATAATTGATGATGATGATATTATGAGACGTGATCCAGTATCAGAAAATATGGCATTATTAAATGGAAAACCAATAAAAGCTTTCTCAGATCAAAATCATGCTGCTCATATGGCAGTACACGAACAATTTATTTCTGATCCTCGTTATGGTGGAAGACCCGAGGCTAAAGAAGCTTTATTAGGACCAATGCTTGCACATATAGGAGAACATTTAGCTTTTCAATATCGTCAACAAATGCAAGCTGCAGTTGATCAAGTTTCAGGACAACCTATTCAATTACCAATGCCAGATTTTGATGATGATAATAAAAATGAAAATGAACAAGAAATGCCAATCGAAATGGAAAATCAATTAGCTCAATTTGAAGCACAATCAGTTCAACTTCTTGCTGAATCTCAACCACCAGATCCAGATCAAGTTAAAGAGCAACGTATGGCGGCAAGTGATGAAGCTAATATTGCAATAAAACAAGAAGAAATGAGCATTAGAAAAGAACGATTTGTTGCAGGTGAAAAAAATAATGAAAGAACTCAATCTCGAAAAGATAAAGAACTTCAATTAAAAGCTTTGGACATGATGGATAAACAGAAAAATAAAAAAAGTGGAAAATAAAACTAGGCCTACTGGAGAAGAAATAAGAAAAGCTAAAAAATTTCTTCAAAATAAAAAAGTACCTTTAACTTTATTTAAACCCAATACTTTTGCGGCAGCTAGTAAAGAAATAAAACAAAATTTTGATAAAACGTTTAATACTTTATTAAATGTTTATAAATCAGGAAACCCATATTATAAACGGAGAATAAAAAATGGCACAAATTCCGCCGATACAAGCGATACTACAAGAAATAAAGAAGTATAAAACAGAATTAGCTAGTAAATCACTAGCTCCGGGTTTTGATACATTTGAGGTGTATCAGAAAGCAAAAGGAATAGCTGAGGGTTTAGATAAAGCTTCAGATATTTGTATAGAAATTGAGAAACGTTATATTCAAGGAGATGATACGGATGATTAGAAATGAAGATTGGTTTACTGACGAAGATATAAAAGATCCAAATGAAAAAGATTTACCTATTCCCTGTGGTTGGAGAATTTTAGTTAGACCAGCTGGTTCAATTAGAAAAACTAAAGGCGGAATTATATTAACTGAAAAAAATCTTTCAGAACAACAATATTTAAATTCAAAAGGTAGAGTTATAGCTATGGGAAGTGAGTGTTACAGCAATAGAAACACAAATTGGTGTACATCAGGAGACCATATTGTATATAGTAGATACGCAGGGTCAAAAATTGACATTAAAGGTGTTAAGTTGATTTTGTTAAATGATGACGAAGTATTGGCTGTATTACCAAATCCAGATGCGATAACTCAGAATCTTTAATACGCACTTGTTGCGACAATACATAGGGAGAAAAAAACTATGACAGACGATATAAAAGATATTACCCCTGATAATGAAATCGAGGTAAAAATACTTGAAGATGACGTTGATAAATTAAAAGAGGATAATCCTCTTGAAATTAATCAAGAAGAAAAACCTCAACAATCCGCCGAACCAGAAGATTTAAGTAAAACAGTTGAATCTTTAAAAGGTGAATTAGAGGAAATAAAAAAAGAACCTTATAGTGCTCGTGTAAAAACTCGAATTGCTAAAGAAGTTTCAAAACGAAAAGCAGAAGAAGATAAAACACGATTACTTGAAGAAAGGTTAGCTAAATTAGAAAGTGCTGCTCAAACTCAAGATAAAAATACTCTTGAAAATCAATATCAAACAGTTTCAAAAGATTTAAAAGAAGCTATTGAAGGTGGAGATACTGAAAAGCAAGTAAAACTAATGGATGAAATGGCTGATGTGAGAAATAAAATTCAAACAGTTAAACAAACTCCTCCAGAAGTTAAACCTCAAACTCCAGTCGTTCCAGAAATGGCAAAAGAGTGGATTCAAAATAATTCTCATTGGTGGAATAAACCAGGGAATAGAGCAGCAACTCAAACAGCGTTTGGAATTGATGCAGATTTAACAGAAGAAGGATATGATGTTGCTGAACCTGAATATTATACAGAAATGGATAAAAGAATGAGCAAATTATACCCAGAACTGGTTAAACCACCAGAAAGTTCTGTTCAAAGTGAACAAAAAGATGTAGAAAATAAACCAAGAGTGCAATCACCTGTAGCCGGTGTTTCTCGATCAAATCAAGGAACCGCTAAAAGTGTAAGATTGACAAGTGATGATTTACAGAACGCTGTTACGTTCGGTATTGATATTAATGATCCATCCGCACTAAAGAGATACGCAAAAGAACTTGCAAATCTCAACACGGGAACATAGGAGCCTGATTATGACAAAAGAAAAAAGCACTTCTCTAAAAATAGAGAGAGAAACACGTGATGAGAGTACACGAATCAAAGAGTGGAAACCACCCTCTTTACTAGAAGCACCACCAGCTCGGCCTGGCTACAAGCAGAGATGGATTGCAACTAAAATACTTGGAGTAGATAACCCTACGAACTGGGCTAAGCGCCGACGTGAAGGTTGGGAACCAAGAAAACCTGAGACTATTACTGATACAGGATTTCATGCACCAACAATAGAACATGGGCAATATAGCGGGTTTATAGGAATCGAAGGTATGGTACTGTGCGAAATGCCAGAAGAAATGGTTAACCAGCGAAATGCTTACTATCAGAGCAAAACAGATGCTCAGATGGAAAGTGTTAAAAGTGACTTACATAGAGCTGAGTCCCCTGGAAATCCAATTCACCGAGACCATAAAACCAGTGTTACTAGAGGTGGAATCAAAGAATAACGTGGCATAGCTAAAAAGGAAATATTATGGCTAATACAGACGCACCTAGTGGTTTTACACCACTAAGACACCTTACGGGTGGCGTTATACGTGCCAACGAATATGAAATTGCCAACTCGCAGGCAGATATTTTTTCTTATGGTGACATAGTCACTATGGATGGATCTGGCCAACTTGATGGTTTTGCCAATAACGTAAATGCTATTGGAATTTTTTATGGCGTTGAATATATCGATGACGCAACAGGTAATGTTGAGTTCGTTAAACGTTGGAAGAGTGGTACTACAGTGAAAGCTGGAACTACACCTAAAGCATATGTTTATGACGATCCAAACATTACTTTTTCAGTACAAGCAGGCAATGGGGCCTTTACACAAGCAAATGTGGGAGAACTTTGCAATGTGTTATTAACAGCATCAACAACTCCTTACTTCCATTCAAGACATGAAGCAGACATGGCTACTTTAGCCACTACTGCAAAAGTGTTAAGAATTTTAAGAGTTGAGAATATACCTGGGAACGAAACAGCGGCAGACGCTAAAATAGAGGTTGTAATTAACAACCACTTGTTCGGTACTCAGAATGCGGGAATATAGGGGAATAGTATGGCATTAAATAGATCATTATTTACAAAGCAGCTAAACCTCGGTCTAAACACTATTTTTGGTATGGAGTACGATATGTACCCAGAACAGTGGAGACAAGTATTTAGCACAGAAACATCCAAAAAAGCATTTGAAGAAGATGTTCAAATGTATGGATTCGGAGCAGCTCCGGTTAAAGCTGAAGGCGCAGCTATCTCTTATGATAGTGGTGCTGAAGGTATCGTTGCAAGATACGTTCATGAAACTATCGCACTTGCTTTTGCAATTACTGAAGAAGCAGAGGAAGATGGGCTTTATGGATCATTAGGGGCAAAATATGCGAAAGCACTTGCTCGTTCTATGCAACATACTAAAGAAATAAAAGGTATGAACGTTCTTAATAACGGTTTCTCAACCTCAACAACACCAGTATTTGGTGGAGATGGAAAAACGTTAATAGCAACTGATCACCCTCTTGGTGGCGGTGGTACAGGTTCAAACCAATTAGCAACTAATGCAGACTTAACAGAAACTTCTCTTGAAGCAATGTTAATTCTCATTTCTGAGATGAAAGATGATAGGGGAATTCCTATTGCAGCTCAGGGCATGAAGCTAGTGGTTCCACCTGAAATAATGTTCGTAGCTGAAAGAATTGTTGCAAGTAACCTAAGACCAGGTACTGCTGACAATGACGTCAACGCAATGAAAAATATGGGAATGATCCCACAAGGTGTTGCAGTTAATCAAAGATTGACTGACCCTGATGCGTACTTCATGATTACTGATGTACCTGATGGACTAAAACATTTTGTAAGACGTGCTATCAAAAAATCTGTTGAAGGAGATTTTGAATCAGGCAACTTGCGTTATAAAGTTTCTGAACGATATTCATTCGGTTTCACCGATTGGAGAGGTTGTTTCGGAACTCCGGGCGCATAAGAAAATTAATTAAAAAAGGGCGGAATAGTTTCGCCCTTTTTATCCCAAAGACTTAAACGACTACTAATAAGGAGGTAGACAATGGGAACAACTACTTTTTCTGGTCCTATAAAGGCTGGAACAATTAAAAATACTACAGGTACTACACTTGGTACTGACGTTAAAAATACTGGTCAAGTTGTAATGGCACAGACATTTTCAACAGGTACTTCTCTTGCGAGTGGTGCTTCTGCTGCAAATGCAACTACTGTTGTAATACCAGCTAATTCACAAATCATTGATATAGTTCTTGATAAACCTACTGTAATGGCGGGTGCTACATGTGTTTTTAGCATTGGTGATACAGTTGGAGGTAACGCTACTTTTATCAACGCATATTCAGTTACAATCGCTTCTGGCGTTGGACGAGCATATCCAACAACTGAAGCTGGCGGTGCTTTAGCATGGGCTGATACAGGAACTGCGGATAAAAAATTAACATGGACTAGTGCCGGTGCTACAAGTGCTGGTGAAATTAGAGCTACTATTTTGTATCAACAAAATAATAACTTAGCATAGAATAAAGGAAGTGGCTCTTCGGAGCCACTTTAATATTATGGCAGAACAACAAAGATTTTCAAAAATTTCAACTTTAATGAATGCTATTTTTGGTAATAGTACTCCTGATCAATCTATACCCGGACATGAAATGTCAGAAAATGATATGATAGCTCAAAAAGCAAACGATAAAAAACTTCGTAAAGATACTTTTAAAAAAATGTTAGCTGCTTCTCAAAAAGCTACAGAAGAACAAGGAAATGAAATGATTAAAGGAGTTAAACTTCAACTAGGTGGAAATCCATATGATTTAAGTTCAGTTAAAATAAGACCTATGGAAAGTAGAAACAGTCCTTTATTTGCAAGCTTAAATGATATACAATCAGGTAATATGAAAAATATGGGAGAGAATCAAGGAAGTTTAATGAAAGCTTTGTATGGCGATAATCTTCCACAAACAGTAAATAGGAGATAAGTATGATTTCAGACGTTAAACAGGCAACTTTAGTTGCAGATGGACGTTTTCAAAATAACCATGCTGGCGCAGGAACATATATTGGTCGTTCACGTTTGAAAGGCGTAACTGGAAGATGTGATTCAGCGGCAACTGCACAAATAAAATTATATGACGGTACTGACGCAACGGGTACTTTAAAATATCATTTATATTGGGGAGCAGCTGCTGGAGATATGTATCAAGAATATATTTCTGATGACGGCATATTATTTGAAAATGGCATTTTTGCAGATTTAATTAACTGTAACGCAGCGTCAATTATTTGGGGCTAAATGGCTGTTTCAGGGACAACTGCATTTAGCTTAACAGTTAATGATTGCATAATTGAAGCTTTAGATAGAATTGGCGGATCACCAGTTCTTGGGTATGATGTAAAATCAGCTCGAAGAAGTTTAAATTTAATGTTTACTGATTGGGCTAATAGAGGTCTTAATCAATGGACGTTAGATAAACAAACTGTAACAATGATTACAGGGGACGTAACATATTCATTAGGATCAAGTACTATTGGATTAGTTGACGTCTATATTACACGAGATTCCACAGATTATGGAATGAATGAAATTTCTCTTACAGACTATAACGTTTATCCTAATAAAGTAGAACAAGGTAGACCTAGTCAATATTATTTACAAAAAGATTTAGACCCTATTTTATATATTTATCCAGCTCCAGAAAATAACACTGATGTTATTACTTATTGGAGATTAAAAAAAATAGATGATATTACAGCTTCTACAGTGAGTGGAACTGAACAAACTTTTGAAGTACCATCAAGATTTTATGAAGCTATGACTTCGGGCTTAGCTTATTATATGAGTTTAAAACGTGCAGGAGTTGATCCTAATAGGTCAATGTTTTTAAAACAAATGTATGATGAATCTTTTATTAGAGCTAGAGATTCTGATTTAAATTCGTCAGTTAATATAGTTCCAAATTATGGCGTCAATTTCTACTAAAAAAGGAGGTAAAGCTCCAACACAAAAATATGCTAATGGGAAATGGGCGTATGCTATATCTGATAGAAGTGGTTTACAATTTCCTTACAATGAAATGGTTAAAGAATGGACAGGGGCATTAGTTCATTCATCAGAGTGGGAAGAAAAACAACCTCAACTTGATCCAATTGTATATACTGATGCGACAGCTTTAAAAAATCCTCGACCACCAGTAAATATGTTTACAGGTAATATTCCTGAACCCACAGGAGTACCTAATCAAATTACGAATGTATTTCCTGGCACATTTGGTGCTACAGGACTTTCATTCCCAATGTCTACAGGAGAACAAATAAATGCCAGCATCGGAAACGTCACAGTTATCATTAGTTGATAAAGTTTATGATTTTAAAAAAGTAGTACTAATGGTAGGAACACCATGTTATGGTGGTTTATTACATGAAGCTTATATGCATTCTTTTTTAAGAACTCAAAAAGAAGCTGAAACTAAAGGATACAGACTTCATTTAAATTCAATGGGAAATGAAAGTTTAATAACTAGAGCTAGAAATACCATAGTTTCTCAGTTTTTAAATCAAGAAAACTTAACTCATTTATTATTTATAGATGCTGATATAGCCTGGCAAGCTGAAACTGTTACTCGTATGTTATCAGTAGATGAAGAAGTAGTAGCAGCTATATATCCAAGGAAAGGTTTAGAGTGGCAACATGTAGAAAAGTATGTTAAATCTGCTCCAAATGATTTAAAAAATTTAGAACAAAAACTATTAGGTTATAATTTAAATTTTAAAGATCCACACAATATACCAATGTATCAAGGTGGATTTGTAGAGGTATTAGATGCAGCTACTGGTTTTATGATGATAAAAAGAGAAGCAATTTTAAAGATGATAGAAGCGTATCCAGAATTAAAATATACATCAGATCAGATGTTAAATGGTGGTTTATATACAAGTGATAATTGTTATGCTTTTTTTGATACTATGATTGATCCAGTAAGTAATAGATATTTAAGTGAAGATTATGCTTTTTGCCGTTTATGGCAAAAAATAGGGGGAAAAATATATGCAGATGTGGCGAGTTCATTAACTCATTACGGAACATATTCTTTTAAAGGAAATGTCTCGCATAAATTTGCAGAACAAGATAAGATAGAAGATAATGGCAACTAATTATACAACATTAAAAAGTGATATACAAACTTGGTCTCAGAATACTGGAACTGATTTTACAGCACAATTAGATACTTTTATTACTAATGCTCAACAAGAATTAATACGATTAATTGATCCTGAGCAATTAACATTTCATGCATTTAGCACATTTAATACAGGGACTCAATTTTTAACTACTCCTGCAAATACTTTAATAGTTAAAAGTTTACAGTACACTAATGCTAGTAGCGAAAGAGTTATGATGGAGATTCAAACTGATGAATTTATAAGAGAATATTGGCCTAATCCTACTCTTACAGGACAACCTAAATATTTTGCTAATTATAATGATGGTAATGTTTTAATAGCACCTACACCAGTTTCAAATTATACTGTATATATGGAATATGTACAAAATATTGCTGATTTATCAGCGAGCAATACTACTAATTACTTAACTGATAACGTATCAGATTTGTTATTGTATTCTTGTTTAGCAGAAGCAGCAGTTTTTACTAAAAGTTTAGAGGATTATAGTATATATAAATCTAAAGTTACGGAGTCAGTCGCTACTCTCAATAATGAGGCTAGGAGACGAAGAAGAACTGATTATAAATTCCCTGCCAGTCCTGCTGGTGCGGATACATTAACAGGCGGCCAATAAAGGAGGGCTAAATATTATGGCAATAAGTCAAGCAATATGTACTGTCTTTAAAGCTGATTTAATGAATACTGCATCTAATTTAGAAGCAAATACTCTTAAAATGGCTTTATATACATCAAGTGCAACACTATCTCAAACTACGACAGCATATTCTGCTACTAATGAAGTACCTAATTCAGGAACTTATACAGCGGGCGGAAAAACTTTAACTACTGTAGGAATTTCAGTTGTGGGTAATACTGCAATTTTTGATTGTGATAACGTTACTTTTACAAGTGCAACTATTTCTGCACAAGCAGCAGTTATTTATAATAACTCTTTAGCTAACGCAGCAATATGTGTATTAGATTTTAACTCAGTTAAATCATCATCTAGTGGAACATTTGAAGTTCAAATACCAACTCCAGATGCAACTGATGGGTTAATTAGAATACAATAAATGTCATTTATTTTAAATGATAGAGTAAAAGAAATTACTACAACTAGTGGTAATGGAGTTATTACATTAGGTGGAGTTGTAACAGGTTTTGAAAGTTTTGGTACAGGAATAGGTAATAGTAATTCTACTTATTATGCTATTATTCATCAAACAGCTAATGAATGGGAAGTGGGTATAGGAGACCTTAATGGCTCTAGTACTACTCTTACACGTACTACTGTTATAACGAGTTCTAATAGTGACGCAGCAGTTAGTTTTAGTACGGGAACAAAAGATGTATTTTGTACTTTACCTGCAAGTAAAACTACAGATATGGTTTTAACTACATCTGGGGATACATTATATGCGTCTTCAGATAATACACCAGCAAGATTAGCAAAAGGAAGTTCTCTTCAAGTTTTACAAACTAATTCAGGAGCAACAGCTCCAGAATGGGCAGCATCTCCTCAATCTGTTATGACAGCAGCAGGAGATATTTTATATGCTTCTGGAGCTAACACACTGGCGAAATTAGCAAAAGGAAGTGATACTGAAGTATTAACATTAGCTTCAGGAATTCCTTCATGGGCTGCACCCACAACAGGAGATATTACAGGGGTTACAGCAGGAACAGGATTAAGTGGAGGCGGAACATCGGGAGATGTAACTTTAAATATAGCAGCTACAGCAGTCTCAGCTGGATCATACACAAATTCAAGCATCACAGTTGATGCACAAGGAAGATTAACAGCAGCATCATCAGGAACTGCTGGTGCAACAAATGGTTTTGCAATAGCCATGGCGATTGCGTTATAGTATAAGGATAATATATGGCTCAAAATTTTAGAAGATATACATCAAATGCAGTAGGCACAAGTCCAGCAACACTACATACAGCGAATTCTTACGACACGATTGTAGGTATTTCGGTATCAAATATTTTAGGATCTACGATTCTCGTAGATGTTTATATTAATGATGGAAGTAATGACATCTATCTCGTAAAAACAGCGCCCATCCCTAGTGGTGGAGCGTTACAGGTTTTGGCAGGAGGTGCTAAATTCGTAATGCAAAATTTAGATATTATTAAAGTTGTATCAGATACGGCGAGTTCTGCAGATGTGTGGGTTTCGGCGGTAGATGCAATAAGCACATAAGGAGTTTGAATGCCCTATATAGGTAATCCTCCAGCAGAAAAGTACGCATCTTTCGAAGTTCAACACTTCACAACAAGTGCAACAACTTCTTATACATTAACACATGCAGTAGCTAATGAACTAGACATCCGTCTCGTTATTAATAATGTTATTCAACAACCCGGCGGTTCGTATTCTTACACAGCGGCAGGAACAACTTTAACTCTTTCAGTAGCAACAACGGGTACAGACACAATGTACGCAGTGTATATTGGAAAAGCAGTTCAAACTGTAACACCACCTGATGGATCAGTAAGTGAGTCAAAATTACAAGTATCAAATTCACCAACTAATGGTTACGTACTCAGTGCCCAGTCAGCAGCTTCAGGCGGTCTTACATGGGCGGCAGATGCAGCAGGCACAATTACAGCATTCACTAACGGTGTAGACAATAGAGTAGTCACAGCGACCTCTGCTACGGCGTTAAATGGTGAAGCTAACCTTACTTTTGATGGAACAACATTTCAAGTTTCTAATTCTTCGGCTAGTTCTGATATGGCAAATATTCAAACTACAGCAGATGGAATAGTTGCTTTAGGTTTAGAGAAATCCGATTATAAAGTGCAATTAGGATTAGACCATAATAATGATGGCTCTAAAAACTTTTTTATAAGAGAAAGAACTAAAGACGGAGTCACTACAAATTCTCTTAGACTAATAATTGACGAAGCTGGAGAAGTAACCAAACCACTACAACCAGCTTTTAAAATAACACAAACAGGTGCTTTAAGTGTAGCAGATGGACACACTTTATTTTCAACTAATACAACCGAAGTACAAGATATTGGCTCAAATTGGGCGAGTGGAACATTCACAGCGCCAGTAGATGGTTGGTATTATTTTTCAGCATCTATTACATACGAAAGCATAGGTAGTGGAGATACAGATACCGTACAAGATAATTTCATGATAAGTAATCAATATGAAATTCTAGCTAGATATGGAAAATTAGATAATGCTTTTTCATCAGGTGGTTATGCTATATCGCACGATGCAACCATAACTTATATGGATGCAAACGATACTTGTTATTGTAATCATACTGATGGAGGTACTTTAGCAGTACACGCCAATGCACATGCTTCACATTTTGAAGGATATTTACTAGGATAAGCCAAATGAAACAATTTAACATAAAGGAGTTATAAAATGGCAAAGACAATTACAATCAATATATCTGATATTGATGAAAAAATATTATACGATAATTTATTATCAACTGTTACCAAAGATGGAGTTGATAATGAAGGAATTAAAGATTGGCACGAACAAGCAAGTGCTGGAAAATTAAATAATTGTTGGAAACGCTTTAGACAAGAGTGGACAACAAAACTAATGGATGATGCTTCATTCACAGATTCTATTCCAAGTAACAAAGAAGCTTTTGTTAATCTTGTTCTAGCTCGTGATGATTATAAAGACAGAGCAACAAGAGATGCAGAGGCACAAGGATAATAAATGGCAACAAGTAAAATACCTTTAGTACCAGGAACAAAGACTCTCGCAAGAGGATCTGTAGTTATAGGAAATGCAAGTGGCGAACCGTCAGCTTTAGCTATTGGTTCTAATACTTATGTATTAAAATCTGATGGCACGGATATTTCTTGGGGTGCGGATGCAGCAGGAACAGTTACAGGATATACAAACGGAGTAGACGACAGGGTTATAACATCAAGTGGTGCTACGACATTAAATGGTGAAGCTACTTTTACATATAGTGGAAGTCAGTTACTTGTAGATACTGGCGATAGTGCATCAAATGACGCAGTAAAAATAATTCATAGAGGTGGTTATAGAGGAGTAATGATTCAATCAGATTCTACTAATGATGGCACATCTAGTTTATATGTTAATGCAATAGGAACAGGCGATAGTGTAATAGGATTATTAAATGACACATCTACACAATGGATAATAAAAAATGATATAAGTGATTCACAAAGATTTTATATAACAGATGGTGATGGCGATGGTGTTTATATGAATCAAAATGCCACCTCTTGGACAGGAACATCAGACGAAAGAGTAAAAACTGATTGGAATAATATTATAAATGCAGTTGATAAAATAGACACATTAACTAAAATTGGAAAATTTAAAAGAAAAAAATATGATAAAGAAAACAACACAATTTCAACATATATTGATGAAGATAAAAAAAATAAAATACATTTAGGAGTATCAGCACAAGAAATTGAAGCAATATTACCAGAAGCAGTAACAGAAGATGCTAATGGTATTAAGGGTTTATCATATACTAATTTAGTTCCTTTATTATTAAAAGCAGTACAAGAATTATCAGCTAAAGTAACAGCATTGGAGAATAAATAATGCCATACGTAGGAAGAGATTTAAGTATAGGGGATCGTAAGATTCTTTCGGTGAGCGGATCAACACCCGCAACGACCTATACACTTCAAAATGCTTCGGTGGATTATTATCCTTCCGCAGCGCAAAATATAATCGTATCGGTTGGAGGAGTAATCCAAGCGCCAATAACATCATACACAATTACAGGAGCCACGATTGATTTCTTAGGAGTCTCGGTTGCCGCAGCGAATATCGATTTCATTGTAGCGATGGGCGAGAATGTTGATGTGGGAACACCAAGTGATGGAACCATATCAGCGGCAAAATTATCCTCGACTTTTTACACAGAAAACCCTATAACTTATAGTGATATAACAGTTTCTGCTAGCTCTAATGCGATGGCGGCAGGTCCTGTGACTATTACGGGAACATTAACAATTCCTTCGGGATCAACTTTTGTGGTAGTATAAATGAGTAAAGTAAATGTAAATACAATAGAGCCTAGCACGGGTACAACAGTTACCCTCGGTGCTTCAGGTGATACCATAAGCATACCTTCAGGGGTAACGCTTTCAGGTGCAGGAACAATCACACCATCAGCGGCTAATTTAGCGGCTTCAGGTGCGGGAGGCGTGACAGGAAATCTTCCAGTAGCAAATCTTAATTCAGGGACATCGGCTAGTTCGAGTACGTTCTGGAGAGGTGATGGAACTTGGGCTGCGGCAGGTGGAACTAATAGTGGAAAATTTATGGTTTATGATGCTGCTGTTACTGTGACAAACGCAACTGCTACAATCCTAACTGGATGGTCTGAAACTTATGATGTAGATAATTATTTTGCTAGTGATAAATATACTCCAACTGTTGCAGGATATTATTATCTTGCCGCAACTGCTCGTGCAGATAATCCAGGAGTAACTGCAAGATTTAATATAGGTACTCGTAAAAATGGTGCGGCTTTACCTTTAGGTGGCTATGATGCTGAAACAAATATAGTATCCGCTAGTTATCCAACTGTTAACTGTAGTGCCATAGTTTATGCAAACGGAACAGATTATTTTGAGGTATCAATTTATCAAAATACAGGTGGCTCACATGTCTTTTTTGATGTTGGTTTTTTTGGATTTAAATTAATATGATAACAATTTTAAAAGGAGGTCTATATGGCACAATTATCAACTAAGGTAAAAGCGTATGTGGAAGCAGCAGGTAAGACTGTTGACTTTCAAAAAGACGTTCTCCTTCAGGATGACTCGCAAGGGGCAGGACCGTACATTAAGGAATGGAATATCGCAGGGCTAGCACAGCCTAGTGATGCCGATCTTGCCGTGCACGATGCCTCTGGAGATACAACTGAAGCGAACAACGTTGTGAGAAAAACACGCAAAACAGCTTATGGTGATATTGGCGATCAGCTAGACGAGATTTACAAGGACATTGATTCTTGGAAGGCTCGTATCAAAGCGATCAAAGATGCAAACCCTAAGAGTTAAGGAGTAAAAAGTGAGTAAAATATTTGTCGATCAGGTAGATCCAAAAACAGCAACCACGCTAACGCTTGGAACATCGGGTGATACGGTAAGCATACCTTCGGGTGTGACGATTGCCAATAGTGGATCAGCAACTGGTTTTGGAGATGCTACTAATTTTAGACCTAATGTAAATCCATTAATTATCAATGGTAATATGGAATTATCACAAAGAGGAACTTCTTTTACTTCAAATGGTTATACTCTTGATAGATGGACTATGGATGAAAGTACAGACGGTGCAGTGACAGTTACACAAGATACTGATGTTCCAAGTGGTTATGGTTTTGCCAACTCTTTGAAGATTGATTGTACAACAGCAGATGCTTCAATAGGAGCTGCTCAATATGCGGCTATGGTAATGTTTTTTGAAGGTCAAGATTTACAATTATTAAAATACGGAACATCCTCTGCTGAAAATTTAACTTTATCTTTTTGGGTTAAAGCAGTTAAAACAGGAACTTATTGTATTCGTTTTGTTAAACACGCAGGAAGTGGAACACGATATGAAACGCCAATAGAATACACAATTTCATCAGGCAGTACATGGGAGAAAAAAGTTATAAATTTATCTCCAACAGCGGGAAGCACTTCTTTAATAACAGGTGAAGCAGGAGCTATTGCTAATAACAATTCTTCTGGTTTTAGAATTGGTTTTACTTTAGCAGCAGGAAGTGATTTTCATGCAACCAATGATACTTGGGTAGCTGGAAGTAATAAAATGTCAACTTCAAATCAAGTTAATGGGTTAGATAGCACATCAAATAATTTTTGGCTGACTGGCGTTCAACTAGAAGTAAGCGAATACACATCAGCAACTCTACCACCTTTTCAACATGAAAGTTATGGAGATAATTTATTTAGGTGTCAAAGATATTATCAATTAGTACAAAATTGGAATGGTGGCGTAGTTAATGCTTCAACAGCTTATATTAATGCACAATTTTGGTGTACAATGAGAACAACGCCATCAGTTACAACAACTGGTGCATTAAATGGAAATGATATAGATGGTAACCGAGATCAAAGTAGTGGTCAAGTAACCTTACATGGTGCAAATGAAAATGGTTTTTGGGGTGGTGTAGGAAACTGGAGTAGCTTAACTACAAACAATCCTTTTAATAGTAGATTTCAAAACACTAACAAACTAGCCTTTAGTTCGGAGTTATAATGATACAGACAGTAAAAAAATGTTTATTTAAAAATGAATTATGTTCATATGAAATTACTACAACTGATAATAAAAAACTATCCGTTCCTTTAGTAGAAGAAAACACAGACTATCAAGAAATTCAAGAATGGGTAGCAGATGGTAACACGATTGAGGAGGCAGATTAATGGCTAGCACGATACAAGTAGATAAGATACAGGATCAAGGTGGTAACACCATAGTAGAATCTAATGGAAGTGGCGTAGCTACAACCATAATTCCTACAACCTATTTAGGATCAGGAACTGCAAGCTCAAGTACATTCTTGAGGGGTGACCAAACGTATGCTGCAGTTGCAGCAGGTGGTTATGCTTTTATTTCTAAATCAACTATTGGTGCAGATACTGCAACACTAGAAATTACAGGTTTAGGTACAACTTATGAATCATATAGATTTATAATTAATGGTTTATATACAGATAGTGGTAGTAATCCAAGATTACTATTTCAAACTGGAGATTCAGGAGGTTATGAAACAGGAAGTAATTATCATTCTGGTCATGTTTATCTAACAACAGAAAGTAGTGCAGGTGGAGGATATGAACAATTAACTGATACAGGATTTAGATTATGTGACGCAATAGGAACTAACACAAATGGAGAACTAAGTGGTTGGTTTGATATTTATAATCATTCTACATCTGGAAAGAAAAAAAGAATAAACTTTCATTTTCAACACAGAAGAAGTGCTGGTGGAGTATATGATAAAATTGGTGGTGGTACAATTGCTGTAGAAACTGCTGAAGATAGAATAAAATTTTATTTAGATACTGGCGAAATGGAAGGGGGCACAGTGTATGCCTACGGAATGGTACAGGCTTAATTATGGTAAAAAAATATAAACAAATAGTTACCCCTGAAGGATCTACAAGAGTAGAAATTACAGGAGCAGAGTTGCAGGAAATTGAAAATAGAATAGCATCTAACAATAGTGCAGAAGCAACAACTTTAAAAAACAATGAACTCGTTGTTTTTAATAGACAAAAAGAATATGGCACTGTTGAGAAGCAAATAGAATTTATAACAGAAAAAGGTTTGGAAGCATGGAAAACAAATGTTCAAGCAATTAAAACAAAGTATCCAAAGGAATAAGACATGACACTAACAACAATTAACCTCGCAGCTTTAGGCGATACAGTAAATTTAACAACAGAGGTGACTGGTACCTTGCCTACGGGTAATGGTGGAACGGCAGCTACTACTCTGGCGGGTGCAGGACTGTCAAATACTCCAGCTTTTAATGTTTATAATAATGCAGCTCAATCATTAGCAAGTGCAACAGCTACAGAATTAGTTTGGAATATTGAAAATATAGATTCAGATGGAAAATTTGCAAGTAATAGGTTCACTCCTACAATAGCAGGAAATTATGTAATTCACGCACAAATTGTAGTTGGAAATTTAGATAGTGGAGAACAAGTACGTATTTCACTTAGAAAAAATGGAAGTCAAATAACAAGTCCTTATCCTCAAACAGAAATGTTTACTTATGGAACTAATCAAGTTATTTATTCAATGGTAACACAAATTGTTACTTTAAACACTACAGATTATGTTTCAGCATTTGGTTATCAAAATGAAGGATCAGCACAGGATTCAATAGCATCTGTAAATATGTTTTGGGGTTACAAACTAATAGGAGTATAATAAATGGCTTTTGGTGCAGGAGAAATTAATAAAATAACTTTCTTATATAAGGACGCTTAATGTTTTTTGGCGCAACTCCTTTTTCTGAAGTTGCATTCAGTGAAGATCCATTTCATAATGCGATTGTAGCTGTTTCAGGGCAACAAGCTACTATTACTATTGGAAATGTTACAGTAGGGGCTGGAATAGTAGTTATACCTAGTGCTCAATTATTAAATGCCACTCTTAATAGTGTAGCAGGAGTTACGGGAACTGCTTTATTTACTGCACCAGATCAACAATTAAATATAGGACAAGGAGACCCTAATATTGTTATAGATGGTCCTGTTTCAGCACAAGGTCAGCAATTAAATATAGCAGCATCCTCTACTTTTTCTGTTAATACAGGGCAAACAATAATTGCTTCAGGACAACAACTTTCAACTGCAACTGGAAATGTATTAATTCATATTCCTACAAGTGTATTACTTAATGGACAACAATTAAATACTGGAGTTGGAAATGTAACAGTAGCAGGGGGAGTATTATTAACTGCTATTGGAACACAAGCAACTATACGTGCAGGAAATGTTACTCAAGCTACTAATCAATTCATTACAGCAGGAAGTCAAAATTTAAGTGCATTAACAGGAAATGTTACTATTAATCACGATCAAATACTGTCAATTTCTGGAATTTCTGCTAATATAAGAGTTGGTTCAGCAATTTTCTGGGATCCAGTTATACCGGGCGTGAGTAACTTATGGACGAATGTAAATGCGACAACCACTAATACGTGGACGAAAATAAATTAAGGATAAATAACAATGGCATCAACATATACTGCAAGACTAAAAATGGAAGTTATGGAAGCCGGTGCCAATTCTGGTACTTGGGGAAATAACACAAACGATAATTTAAAAGTAATAGACGCATCAGTCGGAGGATATTTAAGTAAATCAGTATCTGGAAGTGCTAATGTTACTTTAACTTCAGCGAATAGAGACCCTGATGTAGAAACAACGAATGAAGCTGGAAATGCAATCATTGATTTTAATGGAACATTATCAGGTAATATTTATGTTTTTTTACCAGCGATTGAAAGAGAATATATACTTTATAATAATACTTCAGGAGCTTACACATTACAAGTAGCACCGACTGGACATGCTGCAAATAATATAACTTTAACTCAAGGAGCGCATACTATTTCTTATATTCAAAATGGAAATAGTGTAAAAGATTTATTTGCTTCTTCTTTAGGCAATCTTTCAGTTTTAGGAACTGCTTCTGTAGGAGGAATTTCTACTTTAACGGGAAATGTCGCAATGTCAGCTAATGCAACTGTTGGAGCTAAATTAACAGTAACAGGAGATATAATAGCTTCAGCGAATGCTAACGTAACGACTAATGTAAATGTTACTGGAAATATATCAGCACATACTACTACTTCAAATGTTAATGTATCAAGTAAAACTTTAACTTTAGATGATGATCAAATAGCTTATGTTAAAGTAAATAATGCAGGTAAAAATGCATTAGGAGCAAGGACATTAAGTACTTCTGCACCAAGTGGTGGAGCTAGTGGTGATATTTGGTATAAATATTCTTAAATTATATGGCAACATATGTTAATGATAGCGGTACATGGAGAGAAATAAGTAATTTATATGTGCATGACGGAACGTCATTTACTAATAAAACTATCGACAATGCTTATTTAAATGATTCTGGGACTTGGAGAGAAGTCTTTACTCTTTTTACTACAACGGGTTATTCTACATCTGTGGGAAGTATAACAGTTCCTAGTGGAGCTAATGCTATTCATGTTCAATACGCTGTAGGTGGTGGCGGTGGTGGATTTACGGGAGCTGATTATGATAAAGCTGGTGGTGAATCAGCCGGGTCTAGTGGAGCTGGAGGAGCCTATATTTCTGATAAAGTATTTAGTATTATAGGAGGAGAAACATTAACTATTGCAGCTGGAGCAGCTGGAGCAGCTGATACAAGTGGTGATAGATATTCAGGTTCATCTAGTCCTGGAGCAACAACTTCTGTTGTAGGAGGAATTACAGGGAGTTTATTTACTTTGGGAGGTGGTGGCGGTGCTTCTGCTTCTGGAGGAGGTGTTCAAGGCCCACTTCGTAGTAATACTGCTGGAACTGGAGGAAGTGCTACTATTTCTACTTCTTTATCTTCTGGAACGACTACTGATGGAATAAATATAACGACTTTAAATGGAGGACCTACAGGAACATTTAATCAAGGTGGTGCCGGTGGTGATGGTATTACAAATGGAAACTGTGGCGGAGATAACTGTAGTATTACAGGAAGTACAGGAGGTACTTCATATAATGGAAATGTAGCTGGTGGCGGTGCTTCAACTGTTGGAACTCGTGGCTCTGGTGGAGGGGGTGGAAGTCATCCATTGTCTCTTGGTGCTGCTGGTGGTGCTGGTGAAATTAATTATAGATTTATGAGAATTATTTAATGGCATATACTAACGTAAAATTTGTTGGTGGTATAAATAAAGAAACGACAGAGTATGGAGCTGAAGGCCAATGGGTTGACGGTGATAAAATTCGTTTTCGATATGGACTTCCTCAAAAAATAGGGGGTTGGGTCAAAGCTTCCGTCTATGCATTAGTAGGAGTAACGAGAGGTTTATTTAGTTGGTTTGATTTAGGCGGTACTCGTTACGCTGCGATAGGAACTAATAGAAAAGTTTATTTATTTGAAGGTGATAATTTTTATGATATTACACCTACGAGAGCTACATTTACTTCTCAAAATAACTGTTTCACGACTACTAATGGATCATCTATTTTTACAGCTACTGTAGTAAATCATGGATGTATAGCAGGTGAATTTGTAATTATTAGTGGTACTACGAGTTTAGCTGCTACTACGAGTTTTACTGCAGCTAATTTTAATCAACAATTTGAAGTACAAACTGTTATTGACGCAGATAACTTTACTTTAACGATGGCGACTAGTAATACAGAAACAGCGGCAGGAATAACTACTAATGGAACAGCTAGTTTTGTTTTTCAATTAGAAGGTGAGCCAGCAACTCAGACATATGGATATGGCTGGGGAACAAATACATGGAATACAGATGCGTGGGGAACTGCAAGAACTATATCTAACGTTACTCTTGATGCAGGAATTTGGCATTTTGATAATGGTGGCGAAGATTTATTTGCCTGGTTAAAAAATGGAGGTTTATACCAATGGGATGTAACGAGTGGTGTGACTACTCCTTTAACAATATTAACGAATGCACCAACTAAATCAGTGACGGGATTAGTTTCTACTCCTGATAGACATCTTATATGTTTTGGAACAACTTTAATTGGAACTACTAATCAAGATAAAATGTTTATTCGCTGGTCAAGTCAAGAAGCTTTTACTACATGGACACCGGGAGTAGCTAATACATCAGGCTCTCAACGATTAGGAGAGGGAAGTAGAATTATAGCAGCTCAATCTACACGTGGTGAGATATTAGTATGGACTGATACTGCCTTACATTCAATGCAATTTATTGGTCCACCATACACTTTTGGATTTAGATTATTAGGAACAGATTGTGGACTCGTTGCTTTAAATGCAGCAGTAGTAGTAAATGATAAAGCTTATTGGATGGCCGATGGTAGATTCATGATGTATGCGGGAGCGATACAAGAAATACCATGTAGTGTAAAACAGTATGTATTTAATGATATTAATAGAACGCAATACTCTCAAGTATATGCGGGAGAGAATAATCAATTCAATGAAGTTATTTGGTATTACTGTTCTGCTAGTAGTAGTGATATAGATAGATATGTTATTTTTAATTATGTAGATAATGTGTGGTATATAGGTACGTTAAATAGAACTGCATGGATAGATAACGCAGTCTTTCAACAGCCTATGGCGTTAAATTATAGTTCTACGTCAACTGCAGCAACACAAGATACTATTTATGGAGTAACTGCAGGTCGTTCATATTTATATGATCATGAATCAGGGACATCAGATGATGGTGCTATTTTAGAATCAACTTTAACGAGTGGAGATGCTGATATTGCTGATGGAGATACTTTTACTTTTATTCGAGGGATAATTCCTGACTTTAAAAATTTAGCCGGGACTGTAAAAATGGTTGTTCAATCTCGTGACTTTCCTGCAGATTCTCAAACAACTACAAATAATTTAGAAGTTACTACATCTACAAAATTATTGAATATGAGAGCACGTGGACGACAAGTTTCGCTTAAAATATTTAATGATACTTCAACTAGTGATAATTGGAGATTTGGTACTTTACGAATGGATACAAAACAAGATGGGAAAAGATGAGTTTTAAACCACCTCCGAGTTTACCTATCGCAATAAAAGGTCAAGATTTAATAACTACATTAAATGTTACTAATAGCACGTTAGAGAGATATTTAACTGAGATAAATCAAGCGGCAGCTATAGGATATTCAACTTCAAATATTACTGAAACAAAGACATTAAATGGCTCTACAGCAGTTTTAGCTGACGTTATTAATGTACTTGGAACTCTAATCGATGTATTAAAAACTAAAGGATTATTAGATGATTAAATTAAGAGTAGCTAAAGATACTGATACCTATCAAATAAGAGAACTTTTAAAAAAATGGTTAATTGAGACAAAACTTAACTTTGGGCAAACAAACAATAGTAAAGCAAGTGAAAATATATTAGAATACATACGTCAACACTTTGTTATAATAGCAGAGGAAGATGATAAGATTATTGGAAGTATAGCAATGGCAAATTGCGATACATGGTATACTGATAAAGCTTTTTATAGAACGTTATGGTTTTTTGTAGATGAAACGAAAAGAAATCCTAATATCGCTAAAAGCTTATTGGATTTTGCAAGAGAGTATGCAAAAGGAAAAAATATACCCATGATTTTAGAGATTATGCAAGGTAAAGATATGGAGAGAAAACATCAATGGGCTACACGACAAAATCTTAATTATCTTGGTGGAACTTACTCGGAGGGAATATGATGGGAAGTATATTTAAACCACAATCGTCAACAGCGCCAGTTGGATTTTCAGGTGCAACTCAATATAATATACCAGAATATTTTCAAAAAGTGCAAGAAGAATTACCTCAACATCAATTTAATACTTTTCAAACAACAAATAATGTTGCGCCAAATTATACAGAAAATCCCGCTCCTACAGTTTTAGAACAAGCAACTAATGTTGAATCTCCAAATATTAATTCTATACCTTCTTCAGTTACTCCAGAAAAGGGAGTAGAATCTCTACCACAAACACAATCGAGTGGATTTAATTTTGATCCAAATGGAGGAAGTTTATTTGATCAGATGTCAACATCTTATGGACAACCTGCTACATGGCAACAACAATACCAACAACAAAATCCTAATGCTAATAATATATTAAGAGGAGGCAGTAATTTCACTCAAGGATTTCAAGATTATATAGGACAACAAGGATATCATGTTCAAGATAATTCATCTTTTGATGGAGGTATGAATATCGTAGAAAAATTAAAACAAGATATTATTAAAAAAGGTGATCCTTCGAATCTTTTCACTCAACAACAAAGAAGGATATAATGGGAAGTTTATTTAAACCACAATCATCGGTCGTACCAGCTTCATCTTCAGGAGAAACTAAATACGAAATTCCTGAATATTTTAAAAAAGCACAAGAAGAATTATTTAATAGAGCTAGTGCTGAATCTAAAAGACCATATCAATCATATGGTGGAAAAAGAATAGCTGACTTTACACAAGGACAACAAGATGCAATGAAAGTAGCTTATGGAAATTTAGGCGCTTTTGAAAAATCAGGAGTTACTAAAGAATCGAGAGGTTTATATGACCAAGCATCAAATATTGCAGGAGAAAGATTCGAAGGATCAACTGTAGATCAATACATGAATCCCTATATTAAAAATGTAGTTGATAGGTCAATGTCAAGTTTAGGAGAAATAGCGGGACAACAAAGAGGACAACGAGCAGCGGGTCAAGTATCAGGAGGAGCTTTTGGTGGATCACGAGCAGCGATAGAGAACGCTTTAGCTCAAGAAAGAGAAATGAAAGCTGGTGGAGATTTAACAGCTCAATTATATGGACAAGGTTTTGAACAAGGAAGAGGAGCATTCTTAAATAATAAAGCTATGCGTTATAACGATATGGTTAATAAAGCAGGAGTACTTCCTCAACTTCAAATGCAATTACAAGGAAATAATATGCAAGAAGCACAACAAGCAATGCAATATGGAGGGCAAGAACAGGCCCTTAATCAAGCGAATTTAAATGAATTATATAAAGACTTTATGGAAAAGCAAGGATATGGAAGAGGTCAATTAGGTTTCTTATCTCAAATAATGGGAGCGGCACCTATACGAAGTTATGGACAATCATCTACTGGTATGCAAGAAAATGTTATTGGAGGAACTTCACCATTTGCTCAAATAGCTGGAGCTGCAATGACCGGAATGAATTTATAAATTTAAATTTATATGGCATTAGCTAATTTTTTTAACCCTAATGGAACTGCTACAGACGATATAACTCAATTAAAAATGTTATCAGATGATAATAATGGAGAGTTAGAAACAGTCGTTAATGAACAACTTATTAGTAAGTATGGAAGTTTAGATAAACTTTACGACCAGTATCAGTCTGAGCAATCAGCGGGTGCTGGAGCTGGAGTAGGAACTTTACCAGAAAGTGATGTAGCTTATAATGAAAAAATAGCTGGATTAATTGCAGAAAGTGGAGCAAATTCAAATAACGATATGATGGCTGATTTCTATAATAATCAACCCGATGCTATTGGTCAAATGCAATCTCTTGTAAATCAATCAGGAACTGGAGGAGAAGTTATACAAGCTTCTGATGAAGTTGAGGATCCACCTAATCCAGAAGAAAAATTAACTTTTGGTAAAGTAGTTTCAGAAATAGCAGGGATACCTTTTAAAGCAGTTGAAGGGATGTATAATAAAGCAGGGAGTATATATGAAACTGTAACTGATCCCGATAAATTTTCTTCATGGCTACAGTCTCCTCAAACACAAGCTGGATTACGAATGATACAACAAGGTGGAACACCAAGTTTCGCTTCACCTTTCGCTAAAATGTCAAAAGCTTTAATAGACACGTCCACTTATTTATCAGCAGCAGAACAAGCAAAAAACACTGGCACAGGAACTACTAAATCAACTGACTTATTATATATACCAGGGCAAAATCCTGTTGTAGATTCTTTATTAAAAATACAAATGCATAGTGAAAGTAAAGGATCAATGTATGATTTCTTAGTTGATGAATCTATGAAAAATAATTATTTTAAGATTGGAATGCTTACTAATAATGGTCAGCTTGTAGGAGTTGATGGAGTATTAAAACCAAATGATACGAAATATACTGATGAAACATTTGAAAATTATGTTGTAGGAGATAATCCAGAAATAGATAAGTTAATTGAAAAGGCTGGACTTACTAAGAAAATTACTAACAGTAAAACTAATAAAATAAATATTACTATGGGTCCACAAGATAAAATGTTTGCTATTGAAAATATAGAAACTGATGGAGTAGAATATAAAGCAGGGGAATTTTATGAAACATATGACCCAAATACAGAGTTAGGTAAAAAAATAGAAGAACGTTATCCAGGTCAATTCAAAAAAGGTGATGAAATAAAAGTTGAATCATTTACAGGAGAGATTGCAGGAGAAGTTCAATGGGGAGATTTAATCTCTGTAGTAGACGCAGCTAATCCTAAAACTCAAAGTTCACTAGAAGCATTAAAAGATATGCCGCGTTCTGTAGATGCTAGTGAAAAAGTTAGTTCATTTAAAGATGCGTTACAATCTAGTAGAGCACAAGCTGTTTCATTAAATAATGCAACTGGTGCATTAATGACATTAGATAACCCTCAAGAAACTTTAGGTGCATTACAAAATTTCTTTACTCCTTTCGCCAATGTTATTGATAGATTAATGGGTGGAACTGCAACTGGAGATTATATTTTAAATGCATTAGTGGGATCAAAAGATGCATTTCAAGCACGAGAAGAAGCTTCTGCATATTTAAATAGAACTGTTATTCCTAAATTAAAAGATTTATATCCGGTTTCAGATAAAGACGTTGAATTTCTTAAATTAACGATGGCTAATCTAGGAACAAAATCTTACTTTAAACTCGCTTCTTTTTATAATGGTATGTATGCATTCGATGAAAGAATGAATGACGGACTTCAAGTATTTTATCAAGGCTTAAAAGAACAAGGTATTACGGGATATGATTTTAGCCCTGAGGGAATAAAATTAGATGGAAAAAATTATCAAGAAGCAATGAGATTTGCTCGTGCATGGGCTAATAAAAGTATTGAAGATGAATGGAAAGAACTTATTAAAGATGAAAAAATTATTAATGCCGCTAAAGAGATGAGAGGTGTTAAAAAAGGTGATTTATTAAGTGGTGATATTGGGAATACAACTAAACTCGCTATTATTAATTATGCAAATTCAAAAGATAAAATGGAAGTAGATTCTGAAAAAATTAGAGCAAATAATAAATCTGAACTTCAACAAATATTTATGGGGTCAGGGAATGCAGACAGAGCAACTGAATTAGCTAATAATATAATGAATAGAAGATTTGCTATCTATGCATTAATAGACACTTATAGAAAAGCCGGAAAGCTTAATAAAGAGAATCAATGGGCGCTAGATCAAGTTGTACAGCAAATAGAGTCTTTTGAAGATACTTATGGATTAGATTATGGAGTTCATGGAAAAGAAGCTTGGATAGGTGTAGGCAAAACTCCAGATAGTTTCTTTAATTATGTATTTAATGAGTTAAAGGCATCATGAACGAAATTTTAGATAGTTTAGATAAATCTCTTTTAGATGAAGATACGTTAAAGTTATTAGGATTAGATGTAGATTCTATTGAACAACAAAAAGTTGTACCTGGAAATAATATTACTCAAGAAGATATTATAGAAAATGATACTGCGTATGTAAAAAGTGAATTAGGAATTGATATGAATGCAATTCAAAGCGGTCTTGAGTTACGAAGTACAAGAGAAGCGGAAGGATTAGATGAATACTATAACGATGTATATACAAATATAATTCAGAAAAATCCCAATTGGAGTAAAGTAATTTATCAAAATGGATTAGAATTAATGAAAGAAAAACATGGAGAAGGAGCAACTCCAGGGTATGTTGATGAAGCAACTTTATTTGAAGCAGCAAAACCATTTATCGATAATCTGTATGACTTTAATCCAGATGTTCAATCATCTTTTTTAAATTATAAAACAATGATTGAAGATACTACTTCTGGAAAAGAAGCAATGCTTTTAAGTGGAATTAGTGATGAGGTATCTATGGATGTTTTACCTAGACTTATAGTTGAAACATTAGGGCCTAATGCCGATATAAAGTTAAAAAAATCTTTACTTACTACTGTACTTCAAAAGAATAATCCAGATTCTTCAGTAGAAGTAGGAACATTTAAAGAATTAAGTCAAGGTATATATAAAGGAGATACTCCTGATGCATTAGCTTATCGAATTGATGGAGAAAATATAATTCCAGTAAATATTCCCGGGTTAGATACTAAAGATTTATCACTTTTTTTAAGAGAGTTACCAAATATAACAGCAAGTGTTGCAGCGGGAGCTACTATGATTGCTTCAGGGTATGGAATACCAGCGACAGCAGCAGCGTCAGCGTCAGCAGTAGCAATAACAGAGTTAGCTACTAATGCATTTGGATTTGCTTATGAAAAAATGCATACTACAGGGGAAGTTACTGAAGAACAAATAATTGATTTTTTAAAAGATGCTTCTAAAGATGTTGCTTTTGCTGCAGCATTAGAAGGTTCTTTTGGAGTAATCATTCCAGGGTTAGCGACAGTAATAAAAAGAACAATAAAGAAAGGAGCAATTGCTCCTCGTAAATTAAGAATCGCATATGAAGATGGTTTAAAAGCAGGAGATAAAGGCGGTGAACAAGCTACAAAAGATTTAGCTAAAATAAATGAAATAATGACGAAAAGATTAGGAAAAAATCCTAATAGTAAAGACGGTACTTGGATAGATTTAAATATTCTTCAAACATTTAAAGGATCAATACCAGCAACTCAAAAAGCTTCTCAAGTTTTAAGTAATAAAGGATTAACAGTTACTGATATAGCAGCTACGAATATAGTAAAACAAACTTCTGAAGCATTTCAACAAGTATTCGCAAAAAATATTGATGACGGTATGATTACTCCAGGAATGCTACCTGATTTTACTGCAAGTCCTACTATTTTATTTGGAGATGCTTTTCAAAAAATAGCTGGTCAAATAGGAGAGGCAAATCTTAAAGAAGTTGAAGCTTTATTTACTAAACCACTAGATGAATTAACTGCTATTTTAAATGTTCTTAATAAAAGTGACGTACTAGAAAACCCAAATGCAGTGTTTGATAAAAGTATGATTAGCGGTAGTGGTCAAGAAATTTTAGAAAAACTTATTCAAAATGGAAATACTAATATAGCTTCTGTATTTGAAGTAGCTGGAGTTAAATTAACTGACAAAATTATTAGACCAGTTAATTTAAGAACTTCTGCGTATCAGTTTTTAAAAAGTATTGATGATGGTCTTTTAAAAAATTTAGATGAACCTCAACAAAAAACTTTAAAAGAAATAATTAAAAAACTTTCTGTTTATACAAAAAGTACACCGGGACCAGGTAAATTAAAAGATTTATCTTATAATCAAATAGATATTTTTTTAAATCAATTAAATGAAATGATAGATAATCCTGCACTTTATGGAGGACTAGGAAAAAATAATAAAACTTTAGTAATGGCAGGAGCTTTACGAGAAGATTTAGAAAAAGGATTAAGAAAAGCTTTAGGCGATGATAACTGGCTAAAAGTAAAAGGGCAACGTTCTGAATTAAAATCAGTAAATGATTTAAGAAAAGGAGAGTTGTTTAAAAAAATACTTAAATCAGATGAATTTTTTACTGATCAAAATGGAGGAGCTTTTTTTAAAAGTGTTAAAACTAATTCTAAAGTTTTATCACAAATGAATTCTGTCTTTAATAGAATGCCCTCTTTATCGGATCAAAAAAGATTATTTAAAATGGGAATTATTGAAGATTTAACTGGTGCTATTAATGGTCCAACGGGAGACGCATTAGAAATGGCGATTAAAAATAAAGATTTTAAATTCGTTAATGCAGCATATAAAACTTGGATGAAAACCAATAGAAAAAATATATCTCAATTTTTTACTAAAGAAGAAATGAAGTTATTAGATACTAACGGAATTAAAGCAACTAATTTATTAGAAACTCTTACGAAAAAAAGAGGTGCTGAAATGGATCACGTTAAGCAATTCACTGGAACATTACAAGCGATGGATGCTCAACAACTTATGAGTCATTTTAAGAAAAATCCAGAGCAATTTAAAAAATTTTATGAAGAAGGTATAAAAAAAGGAATTTTTGATAAAGAAGCTATGACTAATTTTAAAAAATATACCGCAATGACTTTTAATAATAAAACTATGGCGACTCAAGGAAATGGTTTATTTTTATATGACCCCGGTAAAATGGCTGACGAAATTTTAGATGCTCCTGATTTTTATAGAAATGTATTTGGAGAACAATGGTTAGATGACGCATTAGGAATGGCTAATTTTTTAAAACAATATTATCAACCTATAAAAAGTTTAATTAGTAGTGGAGATAATCAAGCTGCAAGGGCTGCTTTGCAAAATGTTTTTATGGGGCAACTTGATAGAAAAAGAACTTTTATAAGAGGTACTTTAAATTTACTTGGTATGTTTGATGCTAGGGATTTTGCTAAGTTTGTAAGTTGGAAAGATTTTAAAAAAGGATATGATAATGCTTATTTATCTAAAACTGCTAAAACAATACTTGAACCAATTAATGCTATTACCGCAGCAGATGAAAGAAAATTTGAACCTGAGAAAGGTGAAGCTTTATTAGATAGATGGGGAACAGCGGGAACACAAGCTGTAGGATTAGGAATAGGAGCAATAGATAAAGCAGCTGGTGTTGCAGGAGATATTTTAGGGATAGGTGAATAATGGAAAATAATTTAGCGATACATGAGGCGAAAGAGGACGAAAAATGGAAGCGCCAGAACGAAATTAACGATAGACTAGAGGAATTAGTCGAAAAGAATACCGCAGCTATTAACGCATTAAATGTAACGATAGCTAATAGTAAAGGCACATTAAAAGCTTTAGGTATAATCAGTTTGATAGTGGGTATATTAATATCTGTATCAAACATGTCATGGCTAAGATAAGTAAAAGTAGATTAGGGACTGTTGGAGAATATTACGCCATTCAATGGTTATTGAATCAAGGACATCAAGTTTTTTATAATGTTCATTATACGGGACCTATAGATATAGTTATACTTAAAGGAGATAAATTTATTCCTATAGATGTTAAAGTAGAAAGTCATAGAACTAATAAAAAATTAAGAAAAAGTCAAACAAGAGTGTATAGAGTAGCAACTAAATTGCAAAAAAAATTAGGAGTTCGTATATTAAATGTCGATTTACAAGGGAAATGTTACTTTAACAATTCTGTTAAAGAACAATGATATATGGTATAAAGACAACAACAAAAGGAGGTTTCAATGAAACTTTTAAAAGATGTATGGGCTCACTTAAAAGAGTGGAGTGACTGGGGAATGAAAGATTGGATTAAAGCTGGAATAGTAACTATTATTGTTTTAGTCGTATTATCTAAAGTTGTAATATAATTATGTTAGGGCTACTTCTTAAACCTTTACTTGGTGTTGCAGGAGATATTGTAAAAGGTGTCGTTGATACAAAAAAAGCAAAAGCTGTACAGAAAATAACAAAAATTAAAGCAGAGACTGAGTTATTAAATAAACAGATAGCAGGAGAAGTATCGTGGGAAGCATCAGCAGTGAATCAAATGAAAGGATCATGGAAAGATGAGGTAGCCCTTATTGTTTTGTTAGTCCCGGCAGTTTTGGTGTTCATTCCTGGAATGACTGAACATGTAGAAAAGGGGTTTATTGCATTACAGAAATTACCAACTTTTTATCAACACTTATTATATATAGCGATTAGTGCTTCATTTGGTATAAAAGGTGTTGGCGGAGCAATGAAATTATTTAAGAAAAAATGACTCCAGAGAAATTATCAGCGTGGAGAATATTTCCCCGTTTACTAATTACTTTATATGGCGTAGCTTTTTTTCGTACAACAGAGTGGTTTATGCAATTACCCGACCCTACGAATGCACAATCAGCTTTTGTATCAGTAGTCGTTGGCGCAGGAGCAGCATGGTTTGGACTCTATGTAGGAGGAACTAAACATGCGAGTATTAAAATAGAAAATAAAGAAAAATGAACTTAGAGGAAAGAATCAAGCATCATGAAGGGTATGTTAATACTGTATACAAAGATACTTTAGGTAAAAGAACAGTTGGTTGGGGACATCTTTGCCGAGATACTGAAACCTGGGAAGATGGTATTGAATATCCTAAAGATGTTCTTCAACACTATTTTGACATTGATTTTGATACTGCCATTTATGGAGCTGACAGTCTTTGTGGCAATATGGGTTTGCCTGAACGAGCTGAAGAAATTATTATTGAAATGTGTTTCCAATTAGGAACTACGGGAGTGTCTAAATTTAAAAATATGTTAAAAGGATTAAAAGAAAAAGATTATAATAAAGCTGCGGATGAAATGTTAGATTCTAAATGGGCTAAACAAACACCAAATAGAGCTAAAGAATTAAGCGATATGATGCGTACTCATGAAAAATGAAAAAAATAATGTTTAGCGTAGCACTAATTTCTGCTTTAAATATGTATGGATGTGGAATATATGATAATATGTCCATGAAACCCCATAAAACTAGTGTCACAACAGTTTATGGACAGGATGAAGTGGATAAGGCAAATGATAATAAGGATCAAACAAAAGATTCAATGCAACTAACTATTAAGCAGGAGTTTTTATGGAAAGAATGATAATTGGAATTATAGCCTCCGCCCTTATTGGGCTTGGTGCATGGAATTTAAATCAGACTTTTAATCTCTCTATTGAAATAGAAAATGTTAAAGGCAAGATTGATGTCTTGGAAAATAGCATTAAACAGATAAGCAAGAAGAAACATAAAAAAGGTTCATCAATAATGCAACAAAGTAATTAATGTCTATTGATTTCTATGATAAAATGAAAGAGGAAAAGGAGTTACTTGATATGTCAATGAAAGAATCCATTAGACAGAAAAAAGAAAGAACTCCATCTGAAGAGATGCAGGATAAGTTAGAACCTATTCCTTGCCCAATGCATGAAGATTATGACGGTGAATAATGACTGAAAAATTGGATGTATCATCTAACACTAGTGTTAGTATGCCTATGCGTAATCTTATATCGATTCTCGCTGCCGTCGGAATCGGCGTCTACGCCTTTTTCGGAATACAAGAAAGGCTTAACAATGTTGAGACGAGAAACACACTTATGGAAGCCGACCTCGTCAAGAATACTGAATTTAGAATCAAATGGCCTCGTGGAGAGTTAGGACAATTGCCTGCCGATAGTGAGCAATATATGTTATTAGAATTTATGGCATCACAATTAGAAAGTATACAAACAGAAATGGAATCCATGATGTCAAATACTGTCAACATAAATTTTTTAAAAAAACAAGTTGAAAAATTACAAGAGGACGTGGAAAAAATAAAAGATAAAGTCAGAAACAATGGAGGAGATCACTAATGGTTATAATGAAAGTAATAGCTCTCTGTATGTTTGTCAACGGATCGTTGGACGGGCATATGCTCGTTGAGGGAAACAACATATCAGAATGCTTAAAAATTAAGAGGGAGGCTGAGAGGAATTTAGCAGATAACCGTACTAATAGAATTAGATACGCATGTGGATTTGTAACAGCAGAATTAAAAGAGGATTTTGAAGGCAATCTTAAAATATATAAGATAGTTAAAGATAAGTATGAGGATTAAATCCATTCTTTCCAATTATCTCCTGTAATTGTATTAGCTAAAGATTTTTTGTTTTTAAGACTACTAAATATTTTTTCATCTATAGTATTAGGAGTTACAAAATCAATATAAGTAACATTATTTTTTTGCCCAATTCTATGTGGTCTATCTTCTGATTGTAATCTTGCTTCTAAGTCATAAGTATTAGCATAATAAATTACAGTTTTAGCTGCAGTTAAAGTTATTCCATAACCTCCCATACGGGGATTAGCTATAATATATTTATAATAACCACTTTGAAAATCTTTTATAATTTGTTGTCTATCTTCAGATTTAGTTTCTCCAAAATAAGTAGCTACAGGGATTTTAAAATGTTCTTTTAATTTATTTTGAATTTCTTTTACTGACCTTTTATAATTAGCCCAAATGATTACTTGACCATCTGTTTCCTCTAAAACTTGAACTAATTCAGTCAATCTAGGATTACCTCCAGAAATTGTTTCTTCAGTACCGTCATCATGTTTAACAAATCCGCATAAGACTTGATGAAGTCTTAATAATCGAGTAATAACTAAAGGAGCTGTTATCGATTTTTCTTTAGCTAATTCAACGTAAGCTTTTTTACGCAAAGTTTCATATATTCTTTTTTGTTCTGGAGAAAAATCTATTTCTCTTTTTTGGTATAATTTATCAGGTAAATCAAGACAGTCATCTTTTGTTACTCTAAACATGTGTTCTTTAATTGAATCTTTAAGTTCATCTAAATTTTGATAATCAACTACTTCATGAAAAGTTTTCATATTAATAGTTCTTCTACGCAAAACACAATATCTATTTCTAAATCCATAAAAACTACAATTTAAAACGTATTCAGATAAAAATGACATTTGAGTATAAATATCAATAGGACTTTGAGTAATAGGAGTTCCTGTTAATACTCTCCTAAATTTAGACTGTTTAGATAACTTTAAAATATTTTTAGTTCTTCTCGCAGTGCGATGTTTAATGGTACTTGACTCATCAACAACTACTAAAGACTTATGTACATTAAGAAAACGTTGAGTATAATTCAGTCCTTTTGTTGTACTAAAAGCCTCTACATTAATAATAAATATTTTTAATTTATGTGTATCTTCCCTTAAAAAATCTTTTAATCTTTTAATATTAGATTTAGTTTCAACGGGTTTCCAAAGTTCTAAATGAGAGTATTCCATAACATCATCGGGCATATGAATTGGAATCTCAGCTTGTTCCCAATTTCTATAAACACCTTTAGGCGCTATAATAACTGCAGAATTAATTTCGCCCTTTCTATATAGATAAGCTATATTATCTACTATAACTTTAGATTTACCAGTACCCTGTTCCATAAATAAAGCATAGTATTCTTTATCCCTACTTATATTAAAAGCATCAAGTTGATGTTTAAATGGTTCAGTTTTAAACTTAAAGTCCTTAACTTTATCGTCACTAAATATGATTTTCATTTTTTACTTTCTTTAAAAATTTAATTATATATAAAGAATTATTATTATAAAGTAAAATTTTAATAGAAAGGAAAGAAATGAAAAAAGGTAAAGTATATGTTGTTCAAGAGAATCCTAAGTTTAGTGTTCTTACTGCTGGGCAATATGGAGAATTAAGTGTTCTACTTCCTTTTGGATCTCAAGTAGTTTTAAGCGTAGCTCCTACATTACATCTAATTAGAAAAAAGTTAAGAGATTTTTCTGATGACGATTATATCGTTGCTATCGGCGACCCTACTGCAATAGCTATTGCATGTATGGTAGCAGGAGAAGTAAATAGAGGTGTAGTTAATATGCTTAAATGGGATAAAAGAGAAAAGATGTATTATCCCGTACAAATAGATTTGACTGGAAGAAAGGAGAGAGAGAAAAATGGCTGATGTAGATATTTTTCAATCGCTAGAACAAGATGCGAAACGTCAAAAGGAAATTCCTAATGACGAAAAGTTTAAACAACTCAATACACTTGCAAAACGTTTTATTGATACTAAAGACGATATTTCTGTAGCAGAAGAAAACGTAAGTAAGTTAAAAGAGAGTTTAAAACAAATCAAGGAGAATGACCTCCCTGATATGATGAGTTCTTTAAATATGGATCAATTTAAGTTGACAGATGGTACAGTTATCTCTATAAAAGATGACGTATTCGCTTCAATTAAATCTGATAAAAATGTCGAAGCATTACAATGGCTTGACGATAATGGATTAGGAGATATTATTAAGCATAAAATCTCTGTATCTTTTAATCGTGGAGAACACGAAGATGCTGAGAAGTTTAAAGAATTTTTTGGCAAATCATTTAAACAAGAGTTAGATGAGAAGTCAACAGTCCATCCTCAAACATTAAAAGCGACAGCTAAAGAAATGGTGCATAGTGGCCAGAATTTACCTGATACACTTTTCAATGTATATGAGGCTAAGATTGCTAACGTGAAAATACCGAAAGGAGAATAAAATGGCTGATACACAAGTAGCGAAGAAAGAAAACTCAGCACTGAGTATTCCTGCAGAGGATTTACTCGCTGATGTTGGAAGAGGACTTGAAAAAGTTTCTTCTGACGATATGACGATACCGAGGTTAGCTATCATACAAAGTGGTAGTCCTCAACGAAAAAAGAAAGACGATAAATATATAGAGAACGCAGATGAGGGAATGGTATTCAATACTGTTTCTAATGCTCTATACAAAGATACTTTCTATGTAGTACCGTGCGAATTTGAGAAATTATTTATCGAATGGATACCACGAGAGAGTGGAGGTGGTTTAGTGACGATGTACAACACCTCTAATAAACCGCAGGCAAAAAAAGAAGAAAATGGCAGACGTTTTTTATTGGAAAATGGTAATCAATTAGTTGATACTGCTCAACATTACGTTATGGTAATTGGTAAAGATGGTTCATATGAACCAGCAGTTATGTCAATGTCATCTTCTTTATTAACAGTGTCTCGTAATTGGGTAACTCGTATGAAGTTACAACGAGAAAATGTTAATGGAAAGTTAATCGAGCCACCTACTTTTTATTACAAGTGGCCAATAACTACAATTGAGAAAACAAACTCAGATGGCTCGTGGTTTATTTATAAAATAGGAAACCCTGAACCTGTAGGAGATGCTGATTTATATCAAGCAGCGAGAAGTTTATCCGATTCTGTAAGAAAAGGAGTAGCTACTGCTGATGTGAATACTGATAACGATAATATACAATTTTAAATGTTATCTCAAGAGTTCTTTGACTTATTTAAAGGTCTTGAGCGTGCTCATGGCCGTTACGATTTAGCTACAGAAAATCAAGGCGGCCAAAAGCAAGGGGGAACTGCACGTACAGTTCAAGAAACACTTACTTTACATGAATGGGAATTACATTTAAAAGGTGAAAGAGGTCTTGGTGTTATACCTATTCGTGATGATAATAAAGTTTATTGGGGAGCAATAGACATTGATGTATACGACTTAAATTTAGAAGAATTTAGCAAGAGCCTCAGCTCATCACCAATTATACCATGTAGGACTAAGAGTGGAGGATTACATTTATACGTTTTTTTTAAAGAATCAATATTAGCTAAAAGTGTAGTTCCTAAATTAAGAGAAATAGCTACATTATTAGGATATGCGAGTGCAGAGATATTTCCTAAACAAATTAAAATAATATCTGAAAGAGGAGATGTTGGTAATTGGATAAATATGCCATATTTTGGAGGAGAATTTTCTACTCGATATGCTTTTTATAATGGTAAAAGATTAACTTTAAAAGAATTTATAAAGACTGCTCAAAGTAATAAATTAAGTAATATAAATGAAATTAAGATTCCTAATTTTAAAAAAGAAAATAATGAATTATTACCCGATGGTCCTCCGTGTTTACAATATTTAGTTAAAACAGGAATACCTGCAGGATCAAGAAACAACGCCTTATATAATTTAGGCGTATATGCAAAAAAAGCTTATGCAAATGATTGGGAAGAAAAATTAGATGATTATAACTTAAACTTTTTAAATCCTCCATTAAAATCGAGAGAAGTTCAAACTGTTATAAGTTCTTTAAATAAAAGGTCTTATAATTATATGTGTAGTGAACCTCCTATTCAACCCTTTTGTAATAGGTCGTTATGTGTATCTCGTAAGTTTGGAATATCAGAGAATGGTACTATGCCGAGAATAAGTGGAATAACTAAAATAGTAACAGAACCTCCTACTTACTTTTTAACTGTAGATGATTTAAGAATTGGACCATTAGAATCAATAGATATTCTTAATCAAAAAAACTTTCAACGTGTGGTATTTGAGCATATAGATAAAGCTATTCCTTTAGTTTCTCCTCATCTATGGATTGAAATAATGAACGATTTAATTGCTAAAGTAGAGATAGTTGAAGCAACTGACGATTCATCTAATAAAGGAAGATTATGGGAATTATGCGAAAGATTCTGCACTGGATCAAGTTCGTCCGATGCTATGGAAGATATATTAAGAGGTCAATCCGTTACTATTAAAGGTGAAACCATGTTTAGAATTAATGATTTTATGGAATTTCTTGAGAAACATAGATTCAAAGAATTTAAATTACATGAAATTACTGCTCATCTTAAAGAAAGAGGTGCTAAACATAGCCCTAAAAAAGTAAAAGGAAAGCATGTTAATATTTGGGTTATTCCAGAATTTGAAAAACAAAAAGAAGATTTTACGGAGCCAAACATCGAGGAGGTATTTTAATGAGCGATGATAAAAAAGTAGTAGATGTAGTAGTGAAAATCAAAGGAATTTCATTATTCGGAGAAAATAATCCTAAAGATAATTTTCAAAAATATTATAAAGAATTTTTAGATAAAGGATTAACACCAGCTGAAGCTGAAAGATTAACTAAACAAAAATTGGAGAATAAACAATGAAATATTTATTTTTTGACGTAGAAACAACTGGGTTATGGAAAAGAGATTTAGAAGCAACTGATCCTAAACAACCTAAAATAGTTCAAATTGCTGCTCAATTAACTGACAAAGATGAGAAAGTTTACGCACAATTAGCTTGTATAGTACAACCAGATAAATGGTCTATACCTAAAGAAGCTGAAGATATTCATAAAATAAGTGATAATATAGCTTTGCAATATGGTGTTCCTCTGATAAATGTATTAGGAATGTTTAATTCTCTAGCAGCACAAGCTGACGTATTAGTGGCTCACAATACATCATTTGATTTACAGATGGTATTAAGAGAATTTAATGCGATAGGAAAAAGTTTTAGGATTCCTAAAGAGCAACATTGTACGATGATGACTGCTAAAGATATTTTAAAATTAGAAAGTAATTTTAATGACTATAAATTTCCTAAACTAGAAGAAACATATAAACATTTTTTAGGAGCAGGAGGATATCATAATTGGCACGATGCTCTTACTGATATTATTATATGCCGAATAATCTACTTCCACATGAAAGCGAAAGGAATAAAAATGGAAAAACCACGTGCAATGCCTAAAGCATTAATTAAAAATTTGGACGAAAAAATATACAAAGAGTTTTTAAATCTTATAAAATTTATTAAAGAAGATACTTTAAATGATTGGGAAAAAGGTTTTCTTAAAGACCAAAAAGAAAGACATGAGAAATATAAAGAAAAAATACTTATGAGCGATAAACAAATGAATATATTAAGAAAGTTTAAAGATAAATGAGAGTATTAGTAACAGGTTGCGCTGGTTTTGTAGGATCACATCTTACAGAACATTTAGTTAATAGAGGAGATACTGTTTACGGTATAGATAATTTATTAACAGGGCAAGAAAAAAATATAGGAAATTTGCATAGTTTTATAGAAGCAGATATTAGTAAAACTAATGATATGAAAGATATTATAAAACAAATTATAAATGAAGGACCTATTGATTTAATTTATAATTTAGCATGTCCTGCAAGTCCTGATCACTATATAAAACATTCTCTTAAAACTTTAGATACTTGTTATTTAGGAACTAAAAATATTTTAGATGCTGCGTTTTTAACAAATTCTATGGTCATACACACATCTACTTCAGAAGTATATGGAAACCCAGATCATAGCCCTCAAGAAGAAGATTATTACGGAAGTGTAAATTCTTTTGGACCACGAGCATGTTATGATGAGGGTAAAAGAGTAGCAGAAGCACTTATCTATGAATATATTCGTTTATATAGATTAGATATTAAAATAGCAAGATTATTTAATACTTATGGACCTCGTATGGCTGTTAATGATGGTAGAGTTATATCTAATTTTATTTGCGCTGCTTTAGAAAATAAAGAATTATTATTATATGGCAATGGGCTTCAATCTCGTTCTTTTTGTTATGTATCAGATACAATACACGCTTTATTAGGGCTTGCAGAAACTACAAAATTAAATAAACCAGTTAATATTGGCAACCCAGATGAAAAAACAATTTATAATATTGCTGAATTAATAATTGCAATGACTGATTCTAAATCAGGAATCATGACAGTTGCACATAAAAAAGACGACCCTTTACAAAGATGTCCTAATATAGAAAGAATTAATATGTTATTAAATTGGAAACCAGAAATAACTTTAACAGAAGGACTAAAGAAAACCATAGAGTATTTTAGAAAATGTTTAATAAAGAAAACACCAACGTAATATTAGGTCCTCCTGGGACTGGTAAAACTACTTCATTACTTAATAAGCTTGAAGCAGAAATAGAGGCAGGAGTTAAACCTCGCACTATTGGATTTGTGAGTTTTACTCGCAGAGCCATTAAAGAATCACGAGAAAGAACTATTTCTCGTTTTGATATTAATGAAGAAACAGATTTAGATTATTTTAGAACACTTCATAGTATTTGTTTTCGTTCTTTAGGATTAAATGGAAAACAAATATTTAAAGGAAGTCACGTTACTGAATTTAAAAAACTTTTAAAAATAGATATGTCAGGTGGAGTAGAAGAAGATGAAATAGTCACATCGGGAATAAAGATTGGCGATAAAATGTTATTTTGTGACCAATTAGCTAGAGCAATGATGAAACCTTTAAGAGATACTTGGAGAAGTTTAGATTGTGAATATTCATGGAAAGAACAAGAATTATTTTCTAATACATTTAGAAAGTTTAAAGAAAAAAGAGGACTATCTGATTTCACTGATATGCTTATAACTTTCTTAAAAGAAGGTGTAGCACCTCCATTAAAAGTTTTATTTGTTGATGAGGCACAAGATTTAACGATACTTCAATGGAAAGTAGTGAGTAAATTAGTTGAGAATTGCGATAGATTATATATCGCAGGAGATGATGATCAAACTATTTATAAATGGGCGGGTGCTGATATTGATACATTTCTAAATCTTAAAGGTAATATAGAAGTGCTTCCTTATAGTTATAGATTACCTTCTAAAGTTTATGATTTAGCAATCGAGATTAGCTCACGTATAAAAAACAGATTTGCAAAAGAATGGAAAAGCAGAAAAGAAGAAGGTACTGTTAATTATGTATCTGCTATAGAATATATAGACATGAAAGAAGGACCATGGCTCATCCTCTCTCGATATAATTATCAACTTTATTCAATTCAAAAATTTTTAAAAACTCAAGGATTTGTGTTTGAAAACAAGTACGGAGGGTTTAAAGCTAATAAGCATGTTCAAGGAATTAGAGCATGGAAAAAACTTATGAATAAAGAAAAAATTGTATATGAAGAAATAAAAAAACTATATTCTTGTTTACGAACAGGAAGTGGTATAGAAAGAGGATTTAAGAATTTAAAAACTATTGACGGAGATATAATTAATTATCATAAAGAAGAATTTGATTTAGAAAGTTTAAGAATGCACCATGGGCTAAAAGCTAAAGGTAAATGGCAAGAAGCATTAGAGATGATTCCAGAAGAAGATAAATATTATTATGAAGCTTTAGAAAAAACTGGAGATATAAATGAAGATAGTCCACGAATACGATTAAGTACGATACATGGAAGTAAAGGAGCAGAAGCTGATAACGTAGTATTACTCACTGATGTTTCTTATAAAACTTGGAAGAATTTAGTTAAAGATGACGATGATGAGCATCGTGTTTTTTATGTAGGAATTACACGAGTAAAAAATAATTTATTTATTGTAAATCCTCAAACTGAATATAGTTATAGGATATAATATGAGTAACGATAAAAGAATAGATTACTTGAATAGTTTTCAAAATAAAATAGATAGCGATATTTATAGCGAACCTAAATCTCAATTACACTATAGTGTAATAAAGCCTCAAGCACAAAACTTTTTAAATCAATTCGGAATTAAAGAAGATAAATCAGTTATAGATATAGGTTGTGGAGATGGTTATTTTTTATCTTTGTTAAAAGAAAATGGATTTAAAGATTTAGCTGGAGTTACTAAAGGCAAAGAAGATATTACTAATTGTGTTGATAAAGGAATAAAAAAAATATATGATACTGATATGACATTTACTCATATTAAAGAACAATACGATGTTTTATGGTGCCGGCATTGTCTTGAGCATAGTCCATATCCTTATTTAACTTTGCATGAATTTAATCGTTTAGTTAAAATGAATGGCTATGCTTATATAGAAGTTCCCGAAGCTGAAGGATATGTTAAACATGAGAATAATGCAAATCATTACTCTATGTTAACGAAAAGAAATTGGGTATCTTTAATTTTACGTTGTGGATTCGATATAAATAGAATACAAGATATTGATTTAAGTATTAGAAATAAAGATTTTCAAGATGGACACCCCTATCCCGAGCAATGGTGGGCTTTTTATTTAACTAAAACAATTGATTTAAAATTTATGGAAGGAAAAATATGAAAGCAATAGGAAGTTATATATTCGCTGGAGGGTTTACTATTGGCGTTAAAAAACATTTTGATATTGAGGCACATTTAGAAGGTGATGGAGCGTACGGAGCAGACACATTTTCTTTAAATTATCCAAATATACCTATATTTGAAGGACCAGATAATTGGCCTATAGAAAAATATAAAGATAAAATAGATTTTGTGTATGGTAATCCCCCTTGCGCTCCCTGGAGTACGTTAGGTTCAGGAAGTAAAGGAGCAGATGGTTGGAAAACTGATCCTCGTATTAGTTGTTGGAACGATGTATTTTCTTTACTTTATAAAATAAGGCCTAAAGTTTTAGCTATTGAATCAGTTCCCCGTGTTTTTTCAGAGACAGGAGGTAGACCAATGATAATGGATTTTACTAAAAAAGCTAATGAAGAAGGTTACGCCGTTACACATTTATTAGTAGATGGACAATATACGGGACTTCCTCATTCAAGAAAACGATTTTTCTTTTTAGCACATAAAGGAAATTTTAATCCTCCTGCTCCTAACTGGAATCCTGCACCAAATGTAGGAGAAGTATTAGATGAATTAAAAGCAGATGGAATTGAAGCAGGTCATACTGCAACTTTAAGTGAAAATGAAATGAAATTAACTAGAATGGCTAAACCTGGAGAATCATTGAGAAATATATGGGAAAGTTTAAATCCCCCTGAAACTTGGAAAAGGTCACTTAAAGGACGTAAAGGAGTTATAGGTAGACCTCAATTTATGAAATGGAGATTAACTCGAAAACAAATAATGGGAGTTATTGCAGGAAGTTTTTCTATTCACCCTGAAGAAGATAGACTTTTAGGAATACAAGAACTCTGCGCTTTTTGTGGATACCCAACAGATTATAAATTTTCAGGAGCAAAATCAGGGTGGCCTAGTTTATTAGCTAGAGGAGTAATGCCTCCAGTAGGTGAATGGTTAGCTAGAAATGTAAAAGCAATGATAGAATCTAATTCGGGATTTGAAGTTAATCATAAAGTTATAGATTACCGTAAACCAACAACAGGAGATTTATTTAATGCTTAAAGATATAGAAGAATTTCATAAAAAATTTGGATTTGAAAAAAGAGTGGGTATCAAAAATAATAAAAATTTGGTAGACTTTCGGATTAAATTCTTAGAAGAAGAATTAAGAGAATTTAAAGAAGCAATTAAAGAAGAAAATGATGCAAAAGCATTAGATGCTTTAGTTGATTTAACATATGTAGCTATAGGAACAGCTTATCTTTTTGATTATCCGTTTTGGGCTGCTTGGACAGAAGTACAGAAAGCTAATATGGCAAAAGTAAGAAAAGAAAGTGAACGTTCAAAATTTGATGTAATAAAACCTAAGGGTTGGAAAGCACCTAATATTGAACAAATAATAAATATATTTAAAAATTGGAAGGCATGGTCATGAAAGTATTAGTAACAGGATTTACTGCTAAAGGTATAGGCAGTGGTAAAAATGTATTAGAGATTGCAACAGCAGCTAATTGTTTACCAAGAGCATTAAGAGAATGCGGAATAGAAGTGGATCATAAGTCAGTTACTCCGGGAGATGATATATCAGAATATGATAAAGTAGTAGTATTTGCTTTTGCTCCTAATTCTTTACCGTCATCTTATTTATATGGAGGTCTTTATACTTTATTGAAAAGACCAGACGCATATATAGCATTAGATGATTGGCAAACTAAAGATATAAAACAAGGATGTGGTACTTTTGCACGTGACGGACATTGGAGATTATGGAAAAGAGTAAGTAAAGCAGGTAACTCTGTGGGTAAAAAATTCTTTCATGAAGCACAAGCTTATAAAAAAGAAATGGAAGATTTAATTACTCAATTAGCTTTTGAAAAATGGCCATATAAAGTACTAGCACCAGTTTATAAAGGTGGAGATGTATCTCAATTAGGGATAGATTCCAAAGAAATAATACCATGGGATCCAACTCCTGTTACTGATAGTTATAAAGCAGGAAGTAAATATAATCAATCTTTATTTTCAAGTATAAATAGTATTCCTGAAGTTAAAGAAAAAGAATGGATCATGGCTTCTTTAATTCAAAAACAAAGTTGGTTTAAACGACAAAAATTCGAATGGCCTGTAACTTGTTATGGTAATCCAAATCTTAATCAACGAAGATTAACTGAGCCCGATTTATATAATGAATATTTAAGAGTGAGGGGAATATTAATACCTCCTCATTATCATACGATAAAAGGAAGTGGTTGGTGGAGAGTTCGTTACGGAATGATAGCAGACGCAGGTTGCATAGCTTATGGAGAAACTGAAGAAACTAAATTATTTGGAGATTCTTATCAAGTATCTTTATCTGATATAGAAAAAATGAATGATAGTGAATTAAATGATTTAGCTGAAATTCAAAAAAAAGATTTTAATTCTACAGTATGGAATAAAAATAGATTAAATACTTTTATAAGCGATTATTTTTAATGAGAGATACATCAAATACAGTGAAAGGAATTATTATAGTAGAAGGTGCAGACTGTACGGGTAAAACTACTTTAACAGATTTATTTCGTAAAAAATTTAAAGCGAGATATATGCACTTACGAATTCATAAAAAAATGGAAGTATGGCATACTGCTACTGTTCGTAGAGCAATTAGATTAGCTAAAAATGAATTAGTTGTAATCGATAGACATTGGCCATCAGAAGAAGTTTATTCTTATGAAAGAGCAGATGGACCTGAATATAATCCTTTAAAACTTTATAAAAAATTAAAAAAAGCAAATACATTATATGTATGGTGTGCTCCTGAAGATAGTGCTAAAGTTATACGAACACATAGAAAAAAGAAAGAAGAACGGCATGAAGAATATAGTGATATTACTCGAATTGTTGATAGATACAAACGTTCATGGTATGGTTTAAACTATGAGCATAATAACTTTCTTAAATCTCTAGGGGAATTAAGATGGCGAAAAAACTTCATACGATATGACGTTTTTAAAGAAGGTCATAAGATTGATAATAAATCTTATGATATAATTAATCGACTACGATATTTGAGAGGAGAAGCAGTATGGACGGTTTAGCAGCAGATAATGTTTGGAATGATGCTATTTTAGATATTCAAGGAGGATTAAAATCATCGCCTCGTGGTATGAAAACACGAGAAAAAATAAATCATACTACTATGTGTGATATGCGATATCCTATCGTTACTAATAAAAAAAGATTATTAGGCTATAATTTTATGGTACAAGAAGCTATTTGGATATTAAGGGGTGATAATAGATTGAGCACGATAAAACATTATTCTAAAATAATTAGTAAATTTAGTGATGATAAATATTTCTTTAGAGGAGCTTATGGTCCTAAAGTTATAGACCAACTTCAGTATGTGTGTCACGCACTAAAAGAAGATAGAAACACGAGACAAGCAGTTATAAATATTTGGAGAGAAAGTCCATATGCGACTAACGATATACCTTGTACTATATCATTTCAATTTTTAATTCGTGAAGATAAATTACATATTATAGCTAACATGAGGTCTAATGATTTATGGTTAGGCTGGCCTTACGATAATTTTAATTTTTCTATGCTCGGCGCATACGTTGCTTTATTATTAAAAGACATATATAATATAGAAGTGGGACTAGGAATAACGACTATTAATGCAGGGTCACGTCACTTATATGAACCTAACTTTGAGTCAGCAGATATGTGTACACATTCTAATTATGAAGATTATGTTAACTATAAACCATTGAATTTAAAGGATTATACTAGTGCAGAAAATTTCTTAGACCATTTAGAATTTGTATCTTTACCTAACTCTAAAGGATTTGCACATGAATTTTTTAATGAGACCAAATAAGAACGAAACTTTTTTAGACATTGCCCAGACAGTATCGGAACAAGCAACATGCATCCGGCGTAATGTTGGGTGTGTGTTAGTTAATTCAAAAAATCATATTCTTGCGACAGGGTATAACGGAGTTCCTGCAGGAGCAGTGCACTGTTTAGATTTACCTTGCGCTGGAGCAGAACTTCCATCAGGAGAAGGATTAGATTCTTGCGAAGCGATTCACGCAGAGCAAAATGCATTACTTCAATGCAAAGATATTTATGATATTGAAAAATGTTATTGCACAGTAAGTCCGTGTATGACGTGTGTTAAATTATTATTAAACACTTCTTGTAGTATTTTAATTTTTCCTACTTTATATACTGATACAGAACCATTAGAACTTTGGAAAAAAGCAGAAAGAGAGTATATTATTTATGAACGACTTATTCAAACCCGTCAGTAATTGGAGACCTCCCGAGGTTTTAATTAATTACAGCGACTCAAAATGTTTAGCTATTGATACTGAAACGTATGACCCTAATTTAAAAAAGAATGGACCTGGAGGATTTCGTAACGATGGATTTGTCGTTGGTATTTCTCTATGCGATGAAGCAAGAAGAAAATGTTATTTACCTATAGCACATCAAGAGGGCGGTAATCTTCCTAAAGAGTTAATCATCTCTTATTTAAAAAACGCACTGGAGACGACTAAAACGAAGATTTTCGCTAATGCATTATATGATTTAGAGTGGCTATCTACTTTAGGAATAAATACTCAAGGAAAAGTATATGATATTCAAGTAGCAGAAACTTTACTTAATGAGAATCGTAGGTCGTTTTCTTTAGATAATATATCAGCGGATTATTTAGGTGAAAAGAAAGATGAATCACTTTTAGAAGAAGCTGTGAGAACTCATTTTTCTGGAAAAGCTAATGTAAAAGGAAGTTTATGGAAACTTCATTCATCATATGTTGGTCCATATGCTGAGAAAGATGCTGAGTTGACGATGCAAGTTTTTAAAAAACAATATCCTTTATTACGGCAAGAAGATTTATTACCTGTACTTGATATGGAACAACGTATGATTCCTCTTTTGTTATCGATGAGAAAGAAAGGTGTTCGAGTTGACATTGAGAAAGCATCGAAGCTAAAGGATACGATTTACTTAAAACAAAATGAAACGCAAAAACAGTTAAACCATATTATAGGTGGAGAAGTAAATGTATGGGCTAATGAAAGTATAGCGAGAGCATATGATTCACAGAATATTAAATACACATACACGGCCAAAGGATCACCATCATTTACTCAAGACTGGTTAAACACTGCAGGAGATAATATTAGTCCTTTAATTTTACGAGTGCGAAAACTCTATAAATTAAAAAGCACATTCATTGAAAACATGATTATTAATAAATCAGTTAATGGAAGATTACATTGTCAATTACATTCGACAGGAACAGTAACAGGACGATTTAGTTCATCACATCCTAATCTTCAACAAGTACCTGCGCACGATCCCGAGTTAGCGCCATTAGTAAGAGGTTTATTTATTCCTGAAGAAGAACACGATTGGGTATGTGTAGATTATGCACAGCAAGAGCCACGATTACTCGTTCACTTCGCAAGTAAAACAAATAATCGTTCAGCAAAATTGGCACAGAATTTATACAAAAACGATACACAAACTGACTTTCATACGATGGTTGCAGAGATGGCTGGAATCAAGAGAAAACAAGCAAAAACTATTAATCTTGGCTTAACTTATGGCATGGGAAAAAAGAAATTAGCAGCGGAATTAGGACTAAGTTTTGATGACGCAGAATCTCTCTTTGAGAAGTATCATCGCAATGTTCCTTTCGTTCAAGCATTGAACAATCAAGCTATCGCATTCGCTTCGACTAAAGGTTATATTAAAACTTTATTAGGAAGGCGCAGGCATTTTAATTTATATGAACCAACTGGTTGGGATAACTTTGGTAAGCCTGCGTATCCGATTGAGAAAGCGAAAGAAGTGTATAAAGGAATGATATTGAAAAGAGCACAAACACATAAAGCTTTAAACTGCTTGATCCAAGGATCAGCCGCTGATGTTACAAAAGCAGCTATGTTAAAAGTATGGGATAGTAAGATTATGGATATAGGATTAACGATACATGATGAGTTAGACTTCTCAGTACCTCGCACGAAAGAGGGTGAAGAAAAACTTAATGAAGTAGTTAATATTATGAAGAACGCAGTTACATTAAATGTTCCATTAGAGGTAGACGTTGAGAGAGGAGCAAGTTGGGGAGAGATTAAGTGAGTGAAAAAAATCTTTGGAATGCATGTAGAAAAAAATGGCCTGATATTTTTCTTCAAAGAATTGAAACTGCAGTTGAAAGAGGAATCCCCGATTTATTTTATTGCCATGACGGAGTCATGGGTTGGGTCGAAGGAAAGTACATCGATAAGCCCGTTCATAAAACAAGTAAATGTAGGACGAAAGTATCAGTAGAACAGATAGCTTGGCACCGGTCTTTTAAACGAAATAAAGGTGCGGTATTTCTACTAGTAAAAGTATCGAGAGAAGTTTATTTATTCGACACAGGCGAAGCAGAGAAGCTAAATTCCGGCGTTGTTTATACGAAATTAAGCGAATTAGCTTTAGCTGAAGGGTGGGACGAAATTAAAGAATATTTGATAAAAAAGAAGAATTAACTGTTTTATTGTTTTTAAAAATAATTATTATAGTAAAGTAACAGAAAGGAAAAATTTATGGATAATAAAGAATCTATAAAAGGCAAAATACAGAAGTTGTTAGCTTTATCTCGTGACGAAGGTGCGAGTGAAGCAGAAGCTGCTTTTGCATTTAAGAAAGCGCACGAACTCCTCTCAACTTATAATTTAGATTTATCGGATATTAAAGAAGTTAATGCCGATGAAATTCTACATGAAAAGATGATAGAAGTTATGCGAGAAGAATGGATCAAGACACTATATACATCTACTGCTAAATTATATTTTTGTAAATATTATTATACTACAAAAAGAGTAATAGATAATATGTATAAAGAAACAAATAAAGTAGAACATAATATAGTAGGACGAGATCATAATATTGAGATTACGAAAAGTATGGTAACTTATTTTGTTGAAACTATTAAACGTATGGGAGAAACGCACGTAGCTCCTATACCTGGAGATGGTAGACAAATTAATAAAATCAGACGTAATTATGAATTAGGTATCTCTCATCGATTAGGTGAAAGAGTAAGAGAACTTTATGCAGCGAGTGTTCGTCATGATCCCTCTGATAAGATAGAAAATCAAAATAAAAATCTTCCTGCTCTTTATAAAACAGAATTACAGCTCTGTGGAGATAAATTAGAGAGTGAAGGTATACGATTAACTTCAAAACGAAGTAGTGCGAGTATTACTGCTGGCGCTGCATATCGAAATGGTAAACGAGATGGTAATAATATTAATTTAAGTGGACAGATAACTGGGAGGGCATCACGTCATCTTTTAGGTTAGATATAGATAAAACACCGATGGTTCGTATCACGTGGTTAGATGCCCGTGATACGGAAACTGGTTGGCTCGATATAAAAGATGTTATCGATGCGCCATTAGCGTTATGTCAAGAAGTCGGCTGGATGGTTACCAGTAATGAAGATAAAGTAGTTATCATGCGTTCTTATAGTAAAGATAAAGATGAAGTATCGGGCGGTGGAGCTATTGCTATACCTAAAGGTTGGGTTAAAAAAATAGAATATTTAGAGGTATCATATGGAGAAAGAAGCGATAATAGGTAATGTCTTTGGCAAAACGATTTATAAATCGTCAATCAAGGGTCATCAATATTTAAATAGTAAAGTCAAACCTCTCATTGAGAAGTTTGTAAAAGAAAAACCAGGAACTGTAGCGGCGACTACAGATGTTAAAGGTAATCTTAAAGCAACGATATTAGAAAATGCTATTGATGATTTACATTTACAAGATGACTATAAAGAATTGTTCGATGCATTAGCTTTTGATATAAAAGGATTTATGGCGGCGAAGTCTTATGACGATAGTAAATTTGATATAAATATTACGAAAGCATGGGCTACGTTTACATCGAAAGGTCAAAATATCCCATCACATAAACATACGGCATCACATTATAGTTGTGTTTATTATGTGCATAATGAAGGTATGGGAGATATTAAATTTGAGCAAGAACTTTATTCACACGATGGATTTTTTATTCCACCAACAGATGCTTATATTAAAGAATGGAATCAATTTAATTTTGCGAGTTATAAATTTGAAGTAAAGTCAGGAGATTTTATTATATTTCCTAGTGGCTTACTTCATCAAACTGAAACGAATACGAAAGACACTCCACGCATAAGTATTTCGGCGGATATTCTTTTGACTATGAGAGAGGGGGTTAGCACAGAACATTGTATTCCAAGTCCAAAAAGTTGGAAAACAATATATACTTCATAAGAAGATTATACTATAGTGACTAATGTCGTTTTTAGTTGCTCATAAAGTGAAAGTTACTTATACAGATTTTAGAGATAAAATAAAAACATATAGTTTTGAAGAGTATGATAGTCCTTTATTATACCCTCGCATTTCATATATAGTAAATCTTATTTCTGACGTAAAGTACATCATGGATATTAATATCATCCCTGATATTAATAAGAAAGTAAGGGATCATCCTTTCGATCAGCTTGAGGGTAATCACACAATACATTAGGAGAATATATGAGCAATATTTTATTTGCAGATAAGAAACTTTTACAAAGTTATAATATATACAATCGAAATAACTTTGATCACGGCTATGACGATAAGGAATTTGAAGATTTAGATGAGACTGTCTTATATCCTGTATCGAAAGTTGATAAAAGTCGAAAAGATACTAATCATCGAGTATATCAGTTTTTATTGAACGATAAGGGTAAATTTTGCATTTTCTACTTAGATGAAGATAATTCAGCGAAACTTCAGTCTATGAAAATACCGAACAATTTAATTAATTAATAGGTTTATAAGGTTTTAAAAAAGTTTAATATAAGAAATAACCATAAAGAAAGGAAAAACCATATGGAAGAAGAAAAGATGAGAAGATACCTTATTATCCACGAATCTGGAGGGGTTACGCACGAAGCCGTTCCCTTTAAAAAGAAGTGGGATTTAGATAAACTTCAAAAAAGTGTTCAAGGTGAAACTCCTAAGGGATACATCGAAAGTGTAAAACTTAAAATCCAAGGTAAAAAGTATCAAGGGTGGGCTCACGAAGAAGCTTTACGTTATCGTATGAAACCTAATCTTAAAGCAAGTAAATACTATCACGCTTATCATTATGGTGAAGAAAAAATCGCTGAAGGTACGTTAGGTATTTGTGGTCCTGTTGTTGTAGAAAACTTTAAGGGAGACAACTTAACGGTATGACGGGTGAAGAAAGAAAATTAACCAAGAAAGTCGAGCTGTTAGAAGGTCGACTTTCTATTCGAGACCATGAGATTAAAGGATTAAATCATATATTAAATGAGAAAGTATATGATTTAATTAAACTCAGGAGAGAATTATTTAAACTTAAAGGAGAGCAAAATGATACTAATATTACTAGGATTAATAATATTTGAACTCGGTGCTATAATTTTTATGTTGTGGGGTATCGGAGAAAAGGTGTATAAAAAATGATTCACTTCTGCGAGAACTGTAAAGATTTATATACAATAAAAGTCGCATTCGAAGGTGAAGAAAGTGAGATAGACTGTAATAAATGTACTTATGACCGTCTATCTCGCCGATTAGAATGTGGAACTCTCACTAAATTATCAGATATACACGAAGGACAACGCATCCAGTTTCTTGATCATTGGCATGCTATTGAAAACGATGAATTAGATTACTCATTTAAAAAAGGTATCGTGAAAGACTATCAACGTAATTATAAAAACGGGCATATCATAGGATATTCGATAGAGGTTCAACTTCTCGATTATCACAAAGAATTAGATGAGTGGGATAATAAATTATTATTCACTGAGGCTGATGCGAATTGGCATGACAAGCTTTATGAGTTTATGAAAGTTATCGTCTATGAGTGACTTATTAGTTATTCCCGAGTTTTTGCGTAAGTTAAGTGAAGATGAAGATAAACCTAAAAAAGAATGGATCTCCCCTGTCGAGGAAGAAAGTCGAGTTGAAAAACCTGACGGCACGACTTTAATCATGAAACGAGTCATTAAAGAAGGGTATTGGCTTATTGATGGTAAACGTGAAGAAAAGAAAAAGTCTCCCGCATTTCACGTCACGAGAAGTCGAAGTAATGGCAAGCAACGAGAGCAGTGGCTCATGGGCATCATTTCTCAAAACCCTAACTTAAATCGTGTGGAATTATATAATTATATTAAAGAGAATAACTTGGAGCCTCATACGGGGTTCAAGGATCATAAAAACTATCAAGCACATTTACGAAGTATTTTGATACGATTAAAAAGAAATGGTATCTTAAGGTTAGAAAATAATAGATACTTAATTAGAAGCAGAAAAAAGTAGTATTTGACTAGTTGTTACCGGTAGCTGTTTCAGTAAGAGATTATTAAACATTGATCATGTTAATATGTATTCTCTTGCGCAGCTCGTAGTAAGCGGCACTGAGGGCCTTTCTATAAACGAGGATAAATAACTAAGCAAAGCGAAGAACCTTACTTGAGTATCTATGAGACAGTACTCAAGTACCTAAGAGGCTAGAGATTAACCTTAATGAAAGGATCACCTGTTATTATGTGTACTCTAGCCTTGAAGGTTAAAAATAGAAAGGAAAAATATGACAGATTCACATCAGATAATTGATCAACTTGAAGAGAAGATAGATGGATTAGAAAAAGATAATAAAGCTTATCGCAATTTACTTGTTTTTATCCTTCAGGGATTAGATAAGCACTATAATGTAGAAGTTAATCACACGGAGAGTATTTTAGGTAGAATAAGGTATAAATTAGATTATATTTTAAATAAACAATAGAAAGGAAAATTATGTTAAAAACAGTTGCTATATTTAGTGTTACTATTACAGTTGCACTATCTACTTATATATTTAGTTATGATATATTTAATGCAAACGCCGTAGCATGGATTCATTATATTATACCCTTTAGTGTCGGTATGATATTCGCAGGAAGTACCGTTATGCTGTATTTAGATAACTCGTGAATATCTTTTATTTACATCATCACCCGTTAGTCGCAGCTCAATATCATTGCGATAAGCATGTGCCTAAGATGATATTAGAATCAGCTCAGATGTTAAGTATAGTCGCACGTTCTAATGGCTTTGACGTTGGCTATAATATGAAAGTTAATGGAGCTTTCTCCAAGCATCCCTGCACTTTATGGACAGGGCAATCACGTAGGCATTACGATTTCTTATGTGAATTAGGTGATTATCTTTGCGATGAATTTTATTTACGATTTGGCTCTAAAGAGCATAAGACGAGAGCTACAATTACAGAACTTACTGCAGATGATATACGCCAAAAAATACCAGATACTGGTTGGCATGATCCACCTCAATGTATGCCTCCAGAATATAAAGGAATAGATACTATAGAAGCATATAGAAAATATTATCAAGTAGAAAAAGCTTATTTTGCTAAATATGTTAAAGGTCGTAATGCTCCATACTGGTTTAAAGTAGAAGAATAATTAGGTTTTTAATGCTTTAAAAAAATAGTATAATTAATTTTAACAGAAAGGAAAAATATGGACGAAGTTAAGAAGTTATCATTTAAGCAGTTATTGGAGTTGAATGCTAAAGCTTTACATAATAATAAAAACAGAAGTATTGATTTAGATTGGATTAAAGATAACGAAAATAAAATGTTTCCTATTGGTAAAGTAGATGGAACTATGTCTTATACGAGGTTTAGGGATTTAACATTTCTAATACCTTGGAAATTTTGTCATAATGAAGAAGAATGGCGATGCCAAATTATGTATACGCCCGATAAATCTATTTGGTTAGATATGGATTTTAACGAATACAATAAATTAGAATCAGCAATTAAAGGAGAAAAAGATGCTACCCATTGATAAATTCTGGAATCATGTATCTCATATACAACAAGCAATAATCCAATCAGATAGTCAACAAATGAAGAACTGGTGGACTTTAAGGATACTTAATCTTATGTTAAAGTTAGAATGTTATGAATCTAAGGCGTTAAATTAACCTGTATATATAGAGGGCGAAATGATTTTACTGATTTTTCATTTTACTAAATGGCAATCCCTAATCCCAATCGTTAATTCTATATATCCACTACTAAAAAATAGGGATTACTAGTGATATTTACAAGTAATCCCTCTAATCTTACGAGGCTAGACGCAATCCTGAGTCACTAACTCTTAGTTGTGAATTGGTCTCTATATAATAAAGGAAAAACAATGGATTTTTACACTATAATAACTATCGTCATATGCGGTACTATAATATTAATGTTAACGTAATAAAAAAATTGTCGTATATGCGTAAAAAATATATATATTATAAGTATAAGCAGAAAGGAGAAACAATATGCAAATACAACCTGCTATAACTGGCTCAGGACAAAAACCCGCAGCTAGAAAGACTACTCCAGAGGCTAAGAAAGCCAATGGAAAACAAAAAGTAATTAATACTCCAAGCGAAAAGACTGGGGTATTAAAATATGATGGTGATGCTAGAATACAACTAGCAGCGCCTAAAAACCCTAAACGAGTAGGGTGCTCTGGCTGGAAAAGATTTAATTTTTATAAAAATGGTATGAAGATTAAAGATTTCATAAAAGCTGGAGGTAAAACAATAGACTTAGACTGGGACAGAGAACGAGGCTTTATCGCTACTGAAGATAGAGACAAAGTAGGGTCACAGAGTAAGTCGCCAAAAGCAACTTTCAATTTGAAATAGTTGTGTACATGGCGTCAAAACATATTAATCTTGTTTTGTTAAAGATATGTTATTATATCTTTTTCCTCCGTAGAGTAGGGGGCTTCATGGTGGAGCCCTCTACAATTAGAGATTCAGGTCATGGGCAGCAGACGTGCTGTTAGCTGAAAAATGGAGGATAGTCCATTTGACCATTAGGCAAGTTGAAACGATACATACTACCTATAAAAGTCCCTAGATTTAATTTTGGTTTAACTTGTTATTAAAAAGTTTATTATTAATAATAACAATAGAAAGGAAAACATATGGTTTTATTAGTGTTTAAAAAGATTTCAAGAGTTACTATTTATGAGCAACATAAATTACCTCGTCATGTCTACAATATAGAATATTATGATGGAACTCATGGTAAAGTTACTGAAGAAGATTTTGATAGACTTAAAGGTGAGCATGCTAAGCAATTAGCTAATGATAAGAAAAAGGCCGATAAGATTTATCAAGAAGATATGGAGAAAAGTGAAAGATCAATGCAAGCAGGCATGGAATCAGGTATTGATGCCTATAACGATATGAATGGAGATAGCTAAAATGGGATACACTAATTACTTTAATCAAAGAAGAAATTTTAATGACGATGAGTGGAAACTTTTACAGGATGAAGTTACTTATTTAAATGAATGTGGAAGAATTATATTGAGAACAGATACTCCACATGAAGTTATAGCTTTTGATGGTAAGGGAGAAGATACTTGTGAGACATTTGTTCTCGCAAAGGATTTATCTTTTCATTGGTTAAAAAATGACGAGATAACTGAAAAACGGATTTATGATAATTATGTGAAAAGAGGGCACTATTTTGGATTTTGTAAAACTCGTATGTATCCTTACGATATAGATGTATGGCATTTACTTACTTATTGCCGTGTAATTTCTCCTGAAAATTTTAGTTGTGGGAGAGATAGATAATTTTGTTTAATATTGTTCTTATTAATTTATTATTAGTTATAACAAAAAGAAAGAGAGAATATTATGATTACTAATGAACAAATGATTACTCAAATTTTGCGAAATATTCGTAATTTAAATAATCAAATAAATGGTAATATAGAAATTTTATCAACATTAGATAGAATGTCTGATAATTCTATGAACTTACATGATCAAGTTGCTCATATAAGGCAAGGTCACGAAACATTAACTAACGGAACAAGAAATGCTTTAAGTATTCATGGATTTAATGTAATTGAGGATGATTAAAAAATAACAAAGAAAGAGAGAACAAAATGACTTTTAGAACTTTTAGATGGACTTCTAAAGAATCATATAGCGAAGAAAAAGGTCAAGAATACCACTTCGATACTCATTGTCCTATGTGTAAGTCAAAAGATACTATCACAGTTAAAGGACCAGACTTATTTAATTACAATATGGGAAAGTCTATTCAAGATGCTTTCCCATATCTTGATAGCAATAAAAGAGAAAAATTAATGACAGGCATCTGTTGTATGGAAGAAGATTAAAATGTTAATTTATGGTATAATAATTAAAATGACACCAGAACAAATACATAATTTAGTCATAGCTTCTGATTTCCCTGTTCCAGAGGATTTAGATAAAAGTAAGAGTGAGGGAAGATTTAAATACACAAATGATGGAATAGAAGATGATGTTGAAATATATAATTACACAGGCAATACATATTTAGATATAAGTCAATATATTGGAGGAACTAATATTTTAATAGCAGGAAAACATTCATTAAAAGATTTAAAACAATATTACTCCTGGACTTATTCAACCTTTAAATAGAAATTGTTTAATTATGTTTTAAAAAGTTTACTATTAATAATAACAAAAAGAAAGCGAGAATGATATGAAAGAAGGACGATTAAAATATGCCGAACTTTCTAATTATGACGAAGAAGCTGGACCTTTACTTTTTGAGGGACAAGTCGTTGGAGATTGGAGAGAAGAACACGATAGTGCTTTAGGGACATATAAATATATTAGCCTTAACGCCAAATTACCTATTAAAACAGAAGATAATATACAATATCAATTTCACGATCATTACTTTACTGAGCAAGATATTATTGATAACATCTTAAAAATAAGAGGGAAAACAAAATGAAAGCAGAAGAAATACAAAAATTAGTTGTCGTAGATGTAAAAGATGACAGATTTACTGTTACTAAGAAAATAGGGATGTGCAGAGAACTCGAACATTTTGCTACTGTGTATCATCTTTTAAATCCACCCCTTGGAAAAACCACTGAAAGAAATTTAACAAAAGTAGAATTATACGATGGTTGGGAGGACACGATAGTTTATATGAAAGGTCATTTAACTCTCGATAACATCTCCACTTACCTTACTTACTTAACAAACTGTGTAGAAGATGATACAGAATTCCAGTTTAAATCTCCCGATTTATTTAAGATGTGAATAAAAATCTATACATTTAACCTCTAATAAGATAAATTAGAGGTTAATTTTATGGATAACATTATAGAATTTTCTGAGGTCGAGAATAAGATTTTATCTGACAAAGAAAAAAAATTCGTTAATAACATTATCTCTGGTTTACCTAAGAGAAAAGCGGCTTTAGAGGCGGGTTACGCCGAATCTTCTGCTCACGTACAAGCCACTCGCTTACTAAAGAAGGATAAAATCCTGAGGGCGGTGAGCCGAGGGCGTGCGGTCCATCAGCAGCAGTCTATTCACACCTTAGACAAGGAGGTTGAGAAACTTGACGTGTTGTATGAGGCGGCCGTAGCGAAAAAACAACTGGGAGCCGCCGTCCAAGCTGCGAGGTTGAAGGCCCAACTCTTGGGGTACTTGGTTGAGAAGAAAGAAGTTAAACACTCCGTCCTTGACACGATGAGCGATGATGAATTGATCACCTACCTTGACAAACTATCCTCAGCAGGTTGACTGTTGATGCGTGATTCACACACACAGGGACATCCACAACCTTCAGCAATCTCCGCCCTTGGCGGTTGAGTGTTGATGCGGGAGGCTTGAGCATTGAGCCGTCCTCCACCGTCCGCCCGCCTTGCGGCGGTATGAGGTGGCGGGAGGATGCGGTGGGAGGAGGAGTGAGGCGGAGCCAACCTATATATAAATATCAACATTTATCAACAAAAAGTTATTAACATTTATTATTTTAAATTGTTTCTTTTTGTCTAAAAAAATCGTATAATAATCCATAGCAATAAAGCTATATAGAAAGGAGAACATAATATGTCTCAGAATAAAAAATTTCCTACTAGCCTTAAGGTGTTAGAAGGACGCGCAATAATGTTTCTTTTTGTTAACCAAAAGAAACCATCAGGAAAAGCTTACGCAAGATACGAGCACTATAAAACAGCGCACAGTATCGCAGAAGCGGTGGACCGAGGCTTTACAGCTTTAGACATGCAATACGAAACGAAATCTAATGGGAGATTTAAAAAATTTGTTACCATGTGTTTTATCGAAGGCGTCAATATAACGAAAGACACCAAAGATATTTTAACCGTGGTTATCAAAAAGAATAGAGAAGTACTCAAAGAGTTACCGAAAGCTATTCAAGCCAAAGCACAGGCAAACATCGAGAAATTCGAGAAATTAGCCGCAGCTATAAAATAACATTACTCGGGGGCGTCACACAGGCGCCCTCGTTTTTTTGTGCTTGAGCATTGAGCCACCGCACTCCGCCGCCTTGCGGTTGAGCATTAAGATTAAGTCATTGAGCATTGAGCATCAACCCTCCGCCTTAGACTTACGTGTAAGTCTAATAATAAATAAATACAAATAATAAAATATAAAATACTAAACCAAACTAAAATTTTAACGATTTTATATCTGTTTAAAACTAAAAATAAATAATTTATTATAAATATAGAAAGGAAAATTATGACGATTTTAATTATAATAATCGCTTATTTTTTAATAATAAGCTTTACTTTTTAATAAATAGTCTATAAAAATATAGATAGAAAGGAGAAAAATAGAAAATGGAAAATAATAGTAATAAAAATAAAAAATTTCCTTCTTCGTTAAAAGTATTAGCGTCTAAAAAAATTCTTTTTAGATTAGTTAATATTAAAAGAGAAAATACTCGTTCGTTCGATATTTTCGAAGAAGCGAAATTTTCGACTACTATTAAAGATTTATTTACTTTAACGAATTATCGTAAAGTAGATTATTCTTACGATACTAAAGAGAATAATCGCTTTTCTACTATACGTTTAATAGTAGAAAATAAAAACGATACTAAAGAAAATAAAGAAGAATTAAAAACTATTATCGAAGAAAATAAAAATTTCTTAAACGATAAAGATAATAAAATTCTTAATAGAAAATCTATAGAAGAAAATATTAAATTCTTCGAAGAAAAAATTTCTAGTCTTTAATTACTAAATATATATTTAATAATAAATCTCTCTAATTAATTTTAGAGAGATTTTTTTATTTTTAAAATTAGTAATCGAATAAGAAAAAATAAATCGTATTAAGTTTAATCGAAAAAATTAGTATAAGTTTCTTTTTAGAATTTAGAAAAGTTGGTGGATTAAGCGTAAGCTTTATCACTATTGACTGTTATATGTATAAATAAAATATATTATATATTGTGATTAAAGTGTGGTTATTATATTTAGTTATCTCTATGCCTAATATGCCTTCTGTAAAAACAAATTCTTTTTTGTATATTTCAGAAGAAAAATGTATGGAAGTCCTTGTTTCTTTTATGAATGTATATGAATCTAAATCTGAAGAATATAAAAAAAATTTAAAAACAACAGGATATTGTTTACCCTTTGAATCATTTCCTATAAAAGGTATACATAACTTTAATTTATGAAACAGGAATTAGTACAGAAAGCTAAAAATATTTTATTAGATCCGAAAGTTTCCAAAAATGTAAAAGAACAAGTTTTCGAAATATTAGAGAAACAAAGAACAAAGGCCACTAATAGTGCCGCAAAATCTGGAATTTTGGATTATTCTAAACATATGTACCCTGGATACAATACTCCTGCTCATATAAAACTTATTGGACAAAACCTAGAAAGTTTAGAGAAAGGTGAGATTGATAGATTAGCTATCTTTATGCCACCACGACATGGTAAATCTATGTTATGCTCAGAATTTTTTCCTGCATGGTACCTAGGCCGTAATCCTAGAAATTTTGTTATTCAAGCAACTTATGCTCAAGAACTCGCTGATGATTTTGGACGCAAGGTGCGTAACCAATTAAAATCAGAAGATTATATGAGAGTCTTTGAGGGTGTAGGTCTAAGAGATGACTCTAGCTCAGCTAAGAGATTTCACACAGTTCACGGTGGAACGTATAGCGCAGTCGGTGCGGGTGGTGCTATTACAGGTAGAGGTGCACATTTATTAATTATCGATGATCCTATAAAAGGGCGTGAAGAAGCAGAATCCGCACTTCAGAGAAGAAACTTAATCGAATGGTATAAAGCAGTCGCTTACACGAGATTACAGCCAGGAGGTAAAGTTATCTTAATTCAAACTCGATGGCACGAAGATGATTTAGCTGGATGGATATTAGAGAACTCAGGTGAAAACTGGAAAGTTTTAGACCTACCAGCGATAAACGCAAATGGTGATGCTTTGTGGCCAGAATCATATCCCTTGCCCAAATTAGAAAAAATTAAAGCTACAGTCGGCGATAGAGTATGGGAGTCATTATACCAGCAACGCCCAACGGCAGAGCAAGGCGCTATACTCAAGAGAGATTGGTGGCGTAAATTGGATCACGAACCTCAATACGATTTTATCGTTCAAAGTTATGATACTGCTTTTAGTACGAGAGAGTCTGCTGACTTTTCAGCAAGAACGACATGGGGAGTATTCTCACGAGTTAATGAAGAAGGTCTCATAGAAGCATGTATACATTTAATCGAAGCGTGGAAAGACAGAGTAGAGTATCCTGATTTAAGACGTATAGC